TTAATTTAACTGTTTCCATTATTCAGTTGCTTTTTTAATTACCCGTTCGGCTAATATAATAGATGGGTATTGCCTAGCTTTTTCAGCCCCATGCTTAGAGGAAATTTGGTAAAATAAATCTGCACGACACTCTTCTAGCGCTTTTAATAGATCGGGCGCATTGGCTACTAATTGTGCGTTTGCCTCGATTTCTTCTTGAGTTTGCAAGCCGCCGCCGATGTCCCCTATAAAGGTATTTTGATGCGACATGTATTCTGTTTCAATATAAAAACTTTTATTAATCACATCTAGCCTGTAAGTCCATGGTCCAGTAGTATATTTACCTTTCATTGCTTATAATTTACAGGGTTAGCAATTATTTTCACTTCGTCGACCAAGAGGCTTAGCTTAGTCCGGATTTTTAATGTGGGTACTTTATTTTTCATTAGTCCTTGTATGTTTCTTTTAAGTAATTTAAGAATTTTACGCCTCTTTCAGTTAATCCATCCGAATCCCAAAGCTTGCTATAATCGTGGAATCTTTGCAAGTCTCTCCAAAATTCGACGTCTTCGATTTGGTATTCCGGTTTAAGGCAAGTAAAACTTTTTTCAAAAACTTCAACGGCGCTTAAACCAGAAAATTTTTTTTCAATCCACTCTGGATTTTTAAGAAAAATTCCAACGGCGCATTTATTTTGTGTATCTACATCAAAATAAACACAACTCTTATTTTTGTCTAAGGCCCTGTTTCGCGGATTGGCTACAAAGTGCGCTTCTACTTCTGCAATAATTTCAAGTTTTGTTTTTAATTTGCTTTCCATAATTTTCATATTAATGATTTCAACGTTATTTTCTTCTGTATAATTAATCCAAAATTCGCGGCCTTCATTGCTGCTGCTTATTATAAAGCAAGAATATATAAATTCCTTAATGTTTTCATATTCCTCTCTTAAAATAACATTAAAAAATCTTGAAAATTTTCTTTTTCTTCGTTTTCGATGTTTGTTTTTACCTTTTCTGCGATATCCTCAGGCAACATTTCCAGTATTTCAGCTCCGGTTTTCATAATTGCAACTATGTATGGCGTGAATAATAGTTTTAAATTCCTCAATCATTTCTTCAATGGAATAACGGGTAACAATAATGGTCCCTATTACGCTATCATAAACCGCATGAATCATGCACTTAAAGCTGTTGCCAGGGTAGTATAAGGTTCCGCTAACCCATATCCGTGTCAATCCTTCTACAGAGTTAGCCAGGTTGTAAGCTTCTGCCTGAACATCTATAGGAATAACAATATCTAATAGCCTTTCTTTCATAATATTGCTGTTTTGTTGTGCAAGTATAAGGAGGAAATTTGATATAATCTAATAAATTTCGAATAATTTTATTTTAATTTTATCTGTTAATTATTTGTTTTTTATTTTAACTTATCTTACCTTTCGGACGTTAAATTTTAAACCGTAAAAATATGAGAGTTAATAGAGATAAAGATGTTTTTGATAATGTTAAAATGGTTAAGCTCATCAATGGCGAAAACACCTATGTAATTGAGGAGACACAGAATGGAGGTTTGTTTATTACAAAAGAAACAACCTCACCTAAAGGGCATTTAGAAACTATTCCTTATTCTGAAGAATCAATTGAAATTTTATAATTTAATAATTAATACAATGGGTAGAAAAAAAGTATTAGAACCAAGATTAAATATTAGAACCAAAAACGTCTATTTAAGTGATGTAGAATGGGAGCAATTAGAAAAACAGGTTGTTGACAGGCAACTTAAAGACGTTACAGCTTTGCTTAGGGATCAGTTTAAGTTAAAAAACCAGTTGATATGAACAGCGCTAAAACATTAGAAAAAGCCTCTATCCTGTTCGCTAAAATACAGGAACTGGATAAAGATATAATCCGCATCGATAAACAAGCCATGCTGCTTGCCAATGCGATTTGTGAGGTAAAGCTTAAGTTGCACGTAAAGGACTTAACACCGCCGAAACCCAAGAAAGAAGATATACTTGATCCGGATGGTTCTTTGATTTACAAAGGAAATATAGCGGAACAGATAGCCCGGCAAATGGCTCTTCGTTGGGGAATTGATACGAATGATGCAAATCAGCAAAAACAAGATAAACCCGCTTTAGATGAAGTTCTAAATGTGTATGAAACCTTAGAGATACTGGGTATCTTGTTAAGACATAAACAAGCGGAAAGATCGGAATTGATTAATGAGTTAGAAAAAATGGGATTTGTACTTTAAAATTTAAAAAAAATATTATGACTAAGCAATTTACATTACTGCAACTGTTCTCAATAGTGGATGGGCGGCTATCAACATTTATGGAAGATGTATATATGATATTAAACCATATCTGTAATGATGATCTAATGATGCATCATATACCTGTTGCTGTAGATTATTTAAAAGAAAAGAATCCAGACTGGTATAAACAGGTTAAAGATTCATTAATGGAGCTTACTTCGATTATAGGCAATAATAATTTTGAAGAAATGATAGCGACCATCAAGGGGGGTAGTAATGTTATTTATGATATACCACAATTAAAAGATGAGTTTGATACTTCCGATTTTATTCCGTTCATGTTGAATAATTCTCTTTTATTAAAAAAATATGACTCCTAAATCCCGCATCCGCTTTTACCGTTGGTTTATAGCCTTTCCCTTTATTCTCTGCCTGGATTTTACAGCGATCCAGTGGGCCTTTAATTGCTTTAATGCTGAATCGGATTATATGTTTTGGCTGGGGCTGCTTATAATTGCCGCGCTATTAATTTTTAACTTTACAGTTTTAGAAAGTTTATTTAAGAAAAGATGAATAGACAAAAATTATTGGTATCTGTTTCCGGGGGTCGAACGTCTGGGCTTATGGCTTATTTATTATGGACTAGGTACAAAGATAAATATGAAATGATCTTCGTGTTTGCCAATACCAGCAGGGAAAAGGAAGAAACACTTCTTTTTTTACACCAGTTAGAACAAAATTTTGGTATGTCGATTGTTTGGGTGGAAGCGAAAGTATGGCATGGAGTAAGAAAATCAAGCACGCATTCTATTGTCAATTACAACACAGCCGCGCGGAATGGCGAAATATTTGAAGAGGTTATAAAAAAATACGGAATACCTTCTAAATCTACACCACATTGTACCAGGGAATTAAAAACTAACCCAATTAAGTCATTTGCCAAAAGTGTAGGCTTTAAAGATTGCTTAATGGTTATAGGGTATAGAAAAGACGAACCTAAGAGGGTTAATTTAATTACTGCTGCGATGAAAAAACAATGGTATCCGCTCTGGGAATGGGGTATTACCAAAGCTGATGTGGCTGTTTCCTGGAAGGCTCAAAATTTTGACCTTCAATTGCAAGATTGGGAGGGTAATTGCAAACTGTGTCATAAAAAAAGTAAGAGAAAACTACTTACCCAAATCGTCAGTGACCCCAATTCTACAAAGTGGGTACAAAACATGGAAGAAAAATACGGACATGTGTCTCCAAAACAATATAAAGGTAAGTTGCCATTAATGTTTTTTCGTGGTTGGCAAAGCATTAGAGACTTACTACAAGAAAGTAAAGAACCCTTTAATTTGGCTGTCGATAAATCGATGATTACTGATGGTTCTGAATATGACTTTGAGTTAGATGAACAAGAAGATTGTGCAGATAGCTGCGAACCTTTTTAACTTTACAGTTTTAGAAAGTTTATTTAAGAAAAAAAGTAGCCTAAACTTGGAAGATTATATTTTAGTTGAGGGCAAAATTAACGAAGGGGATAAATGTCTTTTCCAAAACCAAATATTAACTGTATTAGAGTTTACCCATGATGATACGGTTTGCTTTGTTGAAAATCCTGATAGCGATCTACAGGAAATTCCAGAAGCGTTTTTCGGGCACATGCAATAAAATTAACGCTTAAATAATAATTTTATATCTACTTTTTAACAAACAGAAAAATGAAAAATCTAATGAAAATTTGTAACCTTTTAATTTTATCAGTATTATTTTATTCCTGCTCAACTGTCATAGATGGCGGATATGAAGGAGTGAAAGTGGCCCTTTCAGGTGAAGGTAAGGGACAAGGTGTATCTCTGGCGTCTGGCAGGGTATTTTACAATCCTCTTACAGAAGATGTATTTGAATTTCCTGTACACGTTAGAACCGTTGATTACGAACCGTTTACCGTAAACGCAAAAGATGGTTCTATTTTTGAAGTTGACCCTACATTAAGTTACCAAATCGTGCGGGGTCAAAGCCCTAATATATTTCGCAAGTACCGGGTGCAAATTGAAGATATAGAGGCCGGTATTATCCGAAATGAGGTGAAAGATGCTTTTAAAAACGTGTTCAATAACTACACCACAGACGATATTTTAAGCAAGCGGCAACAATTTGATAATCAGGTAACCGCATCGCTGGTGAAAGATTTGCAAAAGGAAGGGTTTGAAGTTGCGCAAATGACCTTTGGTATGCGCTATCCGCAAACAATTACCCAGGCTATCGACCAAAAGAATAAAGCTATTCAGGAAGCCATACAAGCCCGTAACAGCTTAGTTAAGGATAGCATTGATGCACAACGTAGATTGATTGTTGCCAGGGCTGAAAAAGAAGCCAATGAATTAAAACAGCAATCTTTAACGCCGATGCTTATTCAGCAGCAATTTATAGAAAAGTGGGATGGCAAAACACCGCTTTATGGCGAATCTCCAGTAATGTTTAAAAGTGTTAAATAATGAAAGTTAAAGAATTAGAAGCTATCTTAAGCAAATGTGATCCTGAAATGGAGATAGGCACTTTTGCAAATAATCATATACATTTCTCTTCAGCTGGCAATCCTACCCGTGTCGCGCTGTGGAACCGGTTAAACGCACAAAAGCAATTATTCCAAACTTGCTTAATTATTGGAAACTTTGACAGAAATATTTCTGGGGATTGTTATAATTGGATTGGCGATTATATGCACGATTAATTTAACTATGCCGGAATTATGAAAACACAACTAAATACAAAATTAATCGGAACTAAGGCTTATCCGGTTGATAATAGCTACCAGGTTAACCTAAAAACTAAAGAACAGAGTTGGTTAGCAGGGGATTGCCAGACACCTAGAAGCTTAGTTACTATAGTTTCTGAACCTTATATTTTAAGTGTCAAATTATTTTCAGGCTTAAATTCTGAACATGAGTTTGTAACTGTTCTATTTGAAAACGAACTGTATATCTGTATAAATGATTTTTCAGATAATGATAATATAATACGGACTGCCTATAAAACGAACTAGATCATAATTAAAAGTGCTAAAAAATTAAGACCCGCATTTTGCGGGTCTTAATTTTTTACTTATTTATTTACGTGTATAAACATAGTTTTTTCAGTAGCTACAAATTTATTTTTCCCGGTGGCTGGAACAGTACTAACATAGGGCTTGTCCATTCCGGTGCGCAATTCGCTTATGGTGTAGCTTTTTGCACCTGCTATGTTGAACTCAATTTCCTTTGTGGCGCCTTTTATACTTGGTAATCCTATAGCATATAAATCAGGGTTGCCGGGTTTTTCTAGCTTATCGATTACTACTTCTGCTTTTTCATCTCCCGGCACTGTCATGCAATAGCCGCGAATGAAAGACAATAATTGCATATTGTAGTCGGCGGTAGCCCTGCGTTTTTCCGGTGATATCGTTTCGTCGATCTGTCCGTTTGATAAGTCCCAGCCTAAATCCGGGGCATTCGGCCGTTGTTTGAATAAGGTGTCGTCGCGTTGCTGGTATACAGTTGACCCTGTTAAGTAACGACGGGCAGCAGATAAATAAGAACGTACCGTCCATATGCCCGCCACTTCAAAACGGTCTCCTAATCCTGCAATGGCGTAAGCAGTTTGTTCGGGATTCCCGGTACTATGGCTATAGCCGTGTTCGGTTACATATCCGCCAGGTGCCCGGTTATCGTCCTCATGTATTTCGAATTCTATTTGTAATAATCGTTCGATATTTTGGCCAAACTTGGTTTGTTCCGGCGGTAATCCCCGTACAGCACCTTGACGCTGTCCGCCCTTTTCGTTGTTATACATGTGTGCGGCGAAAGAATCCCAGGGTACCTTATTGCCGCCGTAAATTGGCACCTTGTTAATGTACTTCGCGTAAAAGGCCATCGCCTGAATATATCCGGGATTAGTCAGGGCCATACCGGACATTACAACCTCAATCGTCGGGTCAATCTCTTTTACGGCGTTGTAACACAATATATCCTGGGCGCAATGTTCAAACGCATCAACAAAACCTACCAGATTGATTTGGTTTTTCACATCGGCGCGGCCTTTCCACCAGCGGTTACGTTCATTACCAAACTGAATCTTTTTCAGCCAACCCATACCTACTAGTATTTGATTAGTAGGAGTATTTTTAGCTGGATCAGTATAAATATTAATCAACTTAGGATCAACGTTTTTATTACTGCCCCAACGTATTGCAACCTGGCGCACCCCATCAACATAATATGGCGTGGCCTCATCTCCTTTCAAACAGTAGATAGCGTCAATATTATTGTCGTGAAAGGCTTTTGCCATTTCATCTTCTTTCCAGCCGCCCGAATTAGCAGGATTGAAACACCAGCTTTTGGTTTCCGGACGGTACTTATTACTGGTGTCAGAATACCACCGTACAATAGCCGCGGTGTCAACTAACATTTTCATTTTATCCTGATTCAGGCCCCGGCCGGACCCGTTAAGCGCGTTCCAGTCGTAGATCACACACCCGATATGTTTTTCAATCGGAATTTTAGTTTTTAGGTAAGGTTTCGGAATATAATTATCCGCTTCACCGAAAAAATCTATTTCGGCGGGTAGCCCTTCCGCGCGGGTGTTAATCGTATTGGCCGTTTCCTGAACCAAGCACAATAGATTCTGGTGCTCCGCTTTTAGTTTAAGCGTTACCTTGCTATTCGCTTTTGGCGTGTAATTCCCGAAGATATTTTCTACATAACTCCCGTTTTTCAGGTAGGCATGATACTTAATACCAGTATTGGTATGCTTCCCGTGGTATACGTCTATATATTCAGTTTTCGCGTTCGCGCGCGGTTCTACCAGGTGATATTGAAGATTGTTTTGTAGCTTCAATTTCATATCGTAGTTAGTGGCCTGTGTTGGTTCGGTCGTATTCCCGTCATTCAATGCATCGAATATTTGCGGGCCTACATCGGCATGAAATACCTGTACCAAATGTGTTATATCACCTTTGATTTTTTGGCCGGCTGGAATATCCGTTATTGGTGTCGGGTCTGGCACTACAACCTGATCGGGTAGCGGTTTGGTTTCTATCTGCTCTGGTTGTGGCTCTGGCCGGGGCTGCTCTACCTGCGGCGCTGCTGGTTCCTCTGGCAAAGGCTTAAATATCGGATCTAGCTTTGGTGTATCTGTAACCGGCTCCCCTACTGGTACAATTACATCCGCAGGTTTCTCAACCTCTGGTATAACAATAGGAGGTATTACTACAACCGGCTCTTCCGGTTCCGGTGTAGGCTTTGAGGTTGGTGTTTCAATTTCAGGAGTTGGCACCGGCGCGGGCGTTACCGGTTTGGTAGGCTTACCGGTTTCCGGGTCTTTATTGTGGCCGGGCGCATTGCCTGAGTTTCCGGGCTTTGTTGTTTTCTTTGCCATATCTTCTTTAATTTGATTGAATTGCTGCCAGGTCAGGTATAAGTAGTATTTGTCTTGTTCTGGTATAGGTTGTTTATAATCAGTGCCCTGTTTGGGTGGTTCCGGGGTGTCAAATAAGGCGATAAATACATTCCAGTAATCATCTCTTACAATGGTTCCAGCCTTGGCTGTTTTTATTTCAGCAAGGGTTTTTATTTGTGAAAATAATTCTTCTACGGTCATCTTAAAATAATTTGGGTTTTAATAATTTGTACCCCATGTAACCTAACGGCGGCAAAGCTAAGAAGCCCCATTTCAAGCCCTTCTGCACTTTTAATTTGCGGTTTAGCTTACTAATATCTTTCAGGTGTAAATTATCTTTATTTAAAATGCTGTTTTGCAAAGATGAATTTTCAACTGTTAAACTAAGCACCCGGCTATTACTAATATTGTACTTTGTTTCTAAATTTGCAATAGTAGAATCGCGTTTTGCCACCTCTGCACGCAGAGGTTTTACACTATCTGCCAGCTTTCTTAACTGATTCAGCTCCGTTCTCGAATAAGATTCTTGAGATTTCGCGGCGTAGCTCAGCATCAGAAAGGCTATCAGGAATACTATTCTGTATTTCTTCATAAGTTCTAAAACCTCTTTTTTGATTAAGTATTATTCTAGTTATAATTTTTTCGTATTCTTCTTTTAGTTGCGCATCTTGCTTAACAACAATTTGGGTAATAGAATCTTGCCGCGCTATTGCTTTATTAAGCCTGTATTCCCTATCTGCTTCATTTTTTGCGCGTGTGCATCTACCGATACCGAACGCGCAAAGTATAGCAACTAGAATAAAGATTGCTATACTTCCTATTTTCCCGTATTTATTCAGCATAGTCTTCTGGTTTTATCTTTATACCTGCAACTCTAGCAGCATCTAAAATGCCTTGTCGGTAAATACTGGTAACATCGCCGCCCAAAGGTATATTAATACTAGCAGTTACTTTTCTGTCTTTCAATAATTCCACAATATCATCTTTAGCGGATTTGCGATTAATTCGCGGGGTTCTTTCTTTTGTCATTGTTTTATTTATTTAAAGTAAAATCATTGCGCTGTAGAATATCATTGCTATTTTTTCAATTTCTTTGGCCTTGTCGGTTCCGTTCACAGTTCTTCTTGCCCCTAGAAAATCGGTATTGGTAGTTGTAATATAATCTGTAAGTTTTTTGCCTGTCCACCACCCCTCCATTATGCCGCCAACTAATAATAAGGTAGCAATTGGCCGCTGTAAAGCTAAGTCTGGGTTATCGTACAAGGGTATTCCATAATAATCGCCAGCCTGTTTGTAATTATCGGGCAAAGAAATTTGCGTATATCCTCTGCCGTAATAACTTTTGCCATTAGATTGCGGCAAAGCGTAATTACTTTTAACCTTACCCGCTTTATATAAGGCTGTTACGGCATTTATTGCTCCCTGGTTTGTTGTGGCAAACCCTTCACGTACAGGGTTCCAATCTGGGTTTTTTGCGTAGCTATACGATTCCCAATAGCATGTTGATAATATATATGCCTGGTGTCTATAATCATAAACCTTTCTTTCCCGGCATTCTTCCAAAATTTCTTTTATGGTGTTGTAAGCCCCGGTGCTTAATTTGCCCCGGAATAACTTAGATCGTACTTCTCCATAAAAAGCATATTCATTCATCTATCATTTACTTACGCCTTCATCATCATTCGCGCGTTTTGCTACAAAAGGCACCGTGGCATTAGCGTTAATCTCCATCTCTGCCGCTTTCTTAGCCGCCGGGCATTCGCTTTTCACTTCTGGTATCGGCTCTGTATTAACGGCATCCATAGGCTCCAAAGGTGCGCTTATATTTGGGGCCGGGGCGCTTGTTACAATTGGGGCCAAGTCGTTTCCATAACCGTCTTTCGTTTTTCGGCTAAAGAATTTACCAGCTACGTTAAATCCAGCTAACATTCCCGCTGCCCCAAAGAGCAAAACTTGTTTCTCAATCGGCACCTTGTCGAAATGAAATTCAAATACCGGATTAAAACTAAGATGTACAAAATCATTTAGAAAAGTAAGCATACCTACAATATACGCTCCAAAGGCGTAGGTACTCTTTTCTGCCAACTTGCCAGTAACAGGATTAATACAAATATCGCTGGCAACGCGGACGGCAACCGGGTACACAATCAGGATAATCCCTAACACGATTAAAAATACGCAAATATGCGGTACATAAGAATATAATTCTTCCATTTTATTTATTTTTTTACTTGAACTTCTTCTTTTTTTGTTTCAATCTGCTGCATTTCATCAACAAAATTAGTTCCGAATTTTGTTTTCAGTATATATTTTGCTATAGATAATAATACGCCTTTCAATCCTTCGCTCTGTAATCTTAACTCTGCCATGTGCGATAATATTGCCCGGAATTTATCGCCGAATAACCAGCCAAAGAGCACATCCCTAATCCAATGGTATTCCGGGTGTAACTTAACCGCATTATGTAACAAGGCCATGATAAACACGTCTGAAACAATAATAGAATGCGTTTTCTTGAATTTAGCCCAGCTGAAAGGTTCGCCTTTTGCTTTTGCCACCAGGTAACCGTACCGGGCATTGCCAAAGTTCATTACTACAAATAGCCCAATAGCCAAAGGCTGAAACCAAATCCATTCCGCAAAGAAAGCTATTACCGCGGCAACAAATGTACCGATAACCTTTATAGAGAAAAACTCACCAACTTTTAAGCCTAACACCGTGGCAAAATAATCTTTCATGCCAGTGAAGCCCAGATGCGTGAATATTCCATTCCAAAAATTACCGGATATTAGTCTTTTCATTAGATAGCCTCCAAGCCTAAATCGGTTCGGAACATGTTTATATTTTTGTAAACCTCTGCATCGGTAAGGTTAGCAGCAATAATCAAAACACCGAATAAATAGCCCATCATTTGTGCACCGGGTCCATCATATTGCTTTCCTATTACTATACTTCCATTCATTGCTGTACCCCCGGTAGTGCCTGTAAAAACCACATCCTTATTAACCATAATAGTAGCTACACCTGTTGTAGCATTTAATCTATAAGTTATAACGTTCAGATTAGTACTTAAAACGGGAAGTCCTGCCTTTTTGGTTGTTCCACCTACCATTAAATCGTACGAAGTACCAATACCAAAAAGAGTGCGCCCATACTGAATATCCATAAAGGTTACCCCTCTTGAACCACTAGGTTTATAGGCGAATTGAACGGTGTAACTTGTACTCGTAGAAGATAAAGCAGGTACGTTGAAGAAGTTTCCATTTGTACCACTGGTAAAATAAGCAGCTTTTTCGTTTAATACATTAGTTTGCAAAGTAAACTGTTTAGCAGGGTCGTTTTGGGTAATATTAACCGCACTATTAGCCAGATTAACCCACGTTTCAGGAGTGTTTGCACCTTCATAAGATTTAGCATACATTTTATAAGCACTTACGGGAGTGGCAGGCAAACTTACTTCAACCTCTCCATTGGGTATTAAATCAGCATAAAAAGCGTCAATATTGGCATTAATGTCATTAGTGGACAATATTTCATCAATAACAAATGCACCGAATATATAACCAACAATTGGTGTTACCTGGCCATTATCATAAAACTTACCAATATTGATTAGCCCCTGCATAGCCAAAGGTGTAATAGTACCTGTCCATACTATTGTTTTGTCTATCCACATTTCCGCCTTATTTGTGCCACTTTGCAGCTTGTAGGTTACCACGTGCAAAGCTTGCGATAACTTAGGTGCATTATTGTAGCGAACCGTAGCGGTAAAGACATCATTATTCGTTCCAACTCCCATAACAGTCCGACCACTTTGTATATCCATTAGAGTTATTCCGTTGTTCGCTACAGTTGGCCTTACGGCAAATTGTACAGTATACTCTCCGGCATCACTACGTAATGGTGGGACAATAAAATGCTTTTGATTGGTGCCGTCAGAATAATAGCCAGCTTTGCCGTTTAAGACATTTGGCTCTAATGTATAGCGCTTGGTTGCATCGGGCTGGTATACATTCTTTGCTGAATTAGCTAGATTAACCCAAGTTTCGGAGGTATTAGCGCCTACATAAGATTTAGCCTTCAACAAATAATTTAATTCAACTAGTCGGCCTGTCGTACCAAAAATAGCATTATATACATCTGTTCCACCGCTTCTTATAACAGATTTTGCGTTATAATGTAAAACATCATTTGCAATAACAGAATAAAATGTCGTATCAATAAACCGAGCACGGGTTGGGTCGGAATTTACGTATGCTTCTTGAGCCAAAGAAATTTCCGGGCGATTCCGGGCCTCTGAAATAACACGGCGGGAAGCAGCAGAAATGATTCCATCAGCCTCAAAATCAGCCATCAGCTGAGTTAAAGCTGCCTGGTAACTAGCTGTTGTTTCTCCGGCGGAACTTGATTCGCCTTGCATCCAGTCAACACCTACTCTTTCGTCTATAAACCCGTTATTTGTTAACCATATGCGCGACTTATCCGACCTACTTTTAAGTTCATTGTAATATTTCCCCCCTTTAGCCCAATCCTGCAAAGTGGTAGCGCCCCAGCCATGCTTAACAATATATAGTGTTTCGGTTGAGTTCTCTAATTCCCATCTTGCTGCAATGGCTAACTCTGGCCCGAATCCCAGGGGTCTACCGTTAAGCTCTTCTAGTTCGTTATTTAAGGAATTAACGCCTAGCTTTAATTTTTCGTAAGCATTTGTAGTCGGGTTCCATATTTTTACCCGTTGAAACTCCCGTTTAAGGTCTAAGTAGCTGTAGGAGGGGTCGTCTAAATCTGTACGATAAGCATACCCTAAAATATTACTTTGTCCGGACATTACCATAACTTTTGCCGTACCCTGCGATATGGGCTGATTTACTGTTATGACATTACTATCCGTATGTATTGCGCCCTTATCATCAGCAACAGTTAACCTAAACTCATACGTACCGGGGGTATTAAATATCCCTGCGGTAGGTTGGGCTATATTGGGATTAGAAATATTTACAGCCGGCCCAATAACTTGCTCCCATAAATAAGAAACTATTGTGCCGTCTGTATCCGTAGCCGAACCTTGTAAAACTACCGTATTTGTAGGTAGTGTAATTACATTATCTGCCCCGGCGCTGGCTACTGGTGGTGTGTTTATTGGTTCAGCTCCACTACCAGCCTTGGTATACAAATATTCCAGGGCCTCCATTAAAGTAGCTGCTGCCGGATGGTTGGGTGGGGCAAATTGGTTTGCGGCAATCGGGGTAAATTCGGTAACATTAGCATTACTAACAGCAATAATTGTAAAAGCATCCCTATTAAAATAAGCTTCACCACCACCAACTAACCTGTATTGTAATTCTCCTACGGGTATATTAACGTCCCCTACATTTATTCTGACAAAGGATTCGCCGTTGATGTTTTCTAAGCTGGAATTAGCTTCCGTAAGCTTTGTCCAGTTAACCAGTACAAAGTTTCCTTCATTATCGGCTCCGGTATAGGTGAATTCGTGATCGTTTTTGGTAGCAGATAACGGCTGAAAGTAGAAGTCATTGGTGAGGTTATCCACCATACTTAGAACAACCGCCTCTGCGCTTTCGGGTAAATCCCAAATACCCCATTCGCCTTCATCATTCGTACCCTGGTATTGGTTAGGGGTTAGCGTTTTAGCGGTGAAAGGCGCGTGATTGCTTATTACCGATGCCGGATCAGTGCTACCCACTGGGCGCACCTTTAACATGCCTACGGCGATATTTACGTTAGGCAGTATTAGCTGAATCTTGCCATTTACCAGCCTGGCATTAGAGGTATTGCAAACCGTCCAATCTACTACAACGCCTTCGACAGTAGTATAAGTAAATTCCCGTTCGTTTAGTGCTGCCATTTTAAAAAGTAAAAATGTTGTTTATATCATCTACATAACCGCTGCTGCCGCTTGTAGTAGAAGTAGTAGATTTGCCTAATAAAAAGGCGTCTATTTCTCTTTGACTGTTAAATGCGGGGTGTGTACCGTATTGATCTTTGGTAATAGGAATAAACAACGTACCTCCACCCCCAGCCCCACTACCGTAAACGCCAAAATCCACGTACTGTCCTACGCCGGGTATCCACACCCAGGTATGTAGTTCTATTTTATTATCGGCGTTAAGCGTTTTCCAGGCGTAAGCGTAATTAGGATGCCCGCCCTGCGGCAAGGTTTCTTCAACTTCTAAAACATCGACAATAATAAAAGGAAAAGCTGGGGCACCCTGCCCCCCGTTCAAAATACGGGCTACGGATTGCTCTAAGGCTAGTAACCTTTCTTCTAAGGAACGGATATAAATAAAATCAGCAGCGCTTAATAATCCGTTAGATTCGGCGGTAGCTAAAGAAGGTAATACCGATACGGTTAAAACCTCCCGTAACCCCCGCACATCATCAATACCTATTACCGTATCAGTAATGTTATAGCTGTTATCCAGGATTAATTTTAAGGCCGCCCTTACTCTGGCGGCGGTGTTTTGCCGGTTTAACTGATCCGTAATAAGGGAAAGTATGTTATTCCATACCTGCGATCTGCCTGCCATTTATTATTAGTTTTCAGTATATAAGATAATCAATTTATAAGAAGGAATCATCAAAAGAATCATCGAACTGACGCGGGTCTTTCGGTATTACCGGCTCCCCTTCTACCGGCTCTCCGGCGGCAAAGGCTACCGTTAAGGTAATAAACTGGTCTTTCAGGCTTAAATCGGAACTTACTAATTCCCCGGCAGCTCCTAATTCGGTTATATATTCGGCAAAAGCACCAAACTCTTCCCCGCAGCAGATAGGAATAGTTAATTCCACCTGCTTCTTGGTTTTCTCCACGCTGCGGAATACTTTCGGGTTACCGTTAACCAGCCCGGTAAACAATACCCGCCCGTGGGTCCAGTAGGCTTGCACCAGATTAGCGGCGGCTAAATGCGCATTGGGTAATATTTCGCCCGTGATTACCCCGGCTTCTTTGGCAATTTCGTTGTTTTGCTGGCAGATCATTACAAAACCGTTTTTATCCGCTCCCGACGCCGTGACCAGATACTCAATATCAGTAGTAATTTTGCTAACGGTTTTTTCCTGCGTGTCCTGGCCTTCCTGATAGGTAACGCAAGCCCCGCTGTATTCTATTATTCCTTGCTCAAAATCTTCATTTAAGGCCGTGGGAAAGGTTAATTTCTGGTAGCGTGGCATCTTATCGATATCGTAGGAATACGCGTACTTACCCCGCACGTAGTCCGCGTATTTGGGTACGGTTAAATCTACCGTAGTGAGCGTTTCAAAATAAGAGCGGTGCTCTATCTGGTATTTACCTGCTGCGTTCAAAAACCAATGCACATCGAACATGGAGTGTAGTTCTTCCTGCAAGTCTTTGAGGCTTAACATACCCTTTGTGGCGGCTTCACTGCTTTTCCAGCTTAGTATGTCGCTCTTTTGCGCTATTAAGAGGTTAATCAGCTTGTTAGGCTCATTGGTGACGTAATTAATTTCAGAGGTAAAGAATTCGCTTAATTCGCCGGGCTGCAAAGGTGCGGCATCCGGGGCGGTTTGCTGTACCAGGTAGTGAATAACATTGAGTAATTTCCGGTTCCGGTTAAAATTAAAGCGGCCGAACTCCCAAATAATATTCATATACCGGTCTTCGGTTATCTTTTTCCGGATATTCAAACACCTATCAGTAGCCTGTATGTAGTTGACCGTATCGTAATCGCTATTACACGGTATTTGCCGCAATTCCGGATACTTGTCAAAATCTTCGTCAGAGGCCCATACATAAGGCTCAAAATTATACAAGTCCGGCACTTTGGCATATTTCGCGCTGCTTTCGTCCTGGCTTATGATAGTCCAGGTATCCAGAGTTTCTGCTGCACCAGCCACTAAGTCGCGGTAGGTAATCAACCGGAACAGCACATCTAATTTTTCATAGTGGCCTTTGTGGAATAAGTCTCCTTGTATCCAGTGCTTTATATTCAAAAATACCGCCCACGTGTCCGCATCATCTACATCTTGCTGCGTACCGGCTTCAATAGCCAAAAATTCAAACTGGCCTTCAAAATCCAGCTTCACGCTCACGCTATCTGTGGCCGGCAACTTGAGGATATTATGTTCTTTGGTGTAATTTTCCAGTATTTGCCGGTAACCGTCATTGGGCCGGGGTAAAAATTCGGCTTGACACAGCGATTTATTCCACTTAACATCATTCATCCCCATTACTCCCTGCCATTCCGGTAAGTAAACACCGGAACACAGTTTTTCTACATCCAGGTATATTTCCTCACAACGCCCGGCGCTGGTTTCAATTTGCCATACCTTATCAAAATCTTTTGAATTTTCATTATCAGTCAGGCGCAATGTTCCCGATAGCTTACGCCGGTGAAAGATGTTTTCCCCTTCCTTTTCGCTGCGTATTTTAAGCCCGTCCACGCCCGTAGGGTTTAGGATGGTTTGATCTGTAGCGGTGCGTAAAATATATCGGTACGGAGCTATCATTTATTTCTCTTTAAGCTGATGTGCCAGGTGTGACGGTCTAAGCTTGCTTCTTAACCCGCCAGGTACGACTACCTTTTTTATGAATGGTTTCGGTCGGGGTTTCAATGATTTCTTCTTTTTCGTTGGTATTGGAACGTACCCCTTTTACTTCCTCCCGTAACTGTTGCAATTCTTTGAGTACCGCCTCATTGTTGTAAGACTTGTCTTTAATTTCGCGCTGAATTTCCGCTTTCTTTTCGATTTCCTGCGCTAATTCCCGGCGGGGCCGGATCGGCATTTCTTCCAGGGTATAATTAAAAGCAAGGCGCTCAAATTTGCGCATATCATCATTGTTAATAGCCTCCAGCCATTCCCAATATTTAGAATTGGATTTACGGTTTACAATCCGTTCACCCTCTTCAATTTCCAGTACGTCGTTATGGTTATCAATCGACACAAACCGGTTGCCCCCCTGCGCATGGCGCTTGCCTCCTACTGAACTTAAACCCTTTTCGGCCTTAGTTGCGGCGGTGGCGCGGCTTTTAGCGCTGGCAAAGGCTACGAACATAGCGGTAACAGCGGCAATACCTAAAGGCAGGCCCACTATTGGAATAGCACTAAATCCTTTAATAATATTAGCGGCACTTGTTCCTAATGCTGTTAATTGTTGCAGGGTATCAATGGTATTCTGAGCTTTTTGCGCTTTTTGCTGATCTGCTATGGCCTCTGATCTGGCTTTTTTGGCCTCCTCTAATTCGGCGCGGCGAGTTTCTACATTAGAGGCGAAGCCCAGCTTATTTAATTCAATTTCCCGGTCTAACTGCCCCTCTTTTTCCTTAACTTCCTCCCGGCGTGAAGCTAGTACCTCATTGGCTAAATCTAATTGCTGCCGGGTAAAATCGCTAACAAAGCCTATTACTTCATTAAATGCTTGCCTAACCGCGTCTTTATCTTCATCTTTTACTCCTAATAATTCCAGTATATCGAACTTGTCTGCCTGATTTAGCTTGCCTATTTCTTTTTGTTGTTTTTCCAGTTCGTCAATGTAGTTTTTCAGTTCTAAGCGGCGTATTTCACCTTCTTGCCCGGATAGCAGCAACGCATTTTCCATGCGCTTTTTAGCGTACTCAATCTGAATAGCTAATATTTTTTCCTGCTTATCCCGTTCAATATTTACCGGATCATCAGATTCAGAATAAGTGTACTGCGTGGCAACCTCAATAGCTAGGGTTTCTCCCTGATCCGCATCACTCTCCTGTTGGTTGAAACGGGCGGCTATCAATTCCCTTTCCCTTGCCTGTTCCAATGCGGCGGCTAATACCCGGTCTTTGGCAACATTGGCCGCGAATATTTCTGCATCGTAGCGTTGATTAATCTGATCCAGTTCTTTTTGATGCGAATCAGCCTGCAAGTCCAGTAGCTTTTTACTAGCTGCCAGTTCAATATTATAGATAGCCTCATTATATTGCTTTTGCGCGGCTTGCCGTAAGATGCTTAACTGATCTTCCTGTTTGGTGTCAAGCTTGCCATCTTTCCCAGCTTTACGTTCTGCCTCTTTTAGTGAATCCTCAATAATGCCTATCTCTTTGCTGCGTTGGGCTAATAACTCAACCTGGTACTCTTTGGAATTCTTATCCAGCATATCCAGCCTTGCCTGGGCGGCCTGTTTTTCTAGAGCTTCCAGTTCGCGCTGTAGTTCTTTTTCGGCTGCTTTTAATGCGGCGGCTCTTTTTTTAGCTTCATCCTCTGCTTTTTTAGCAGCTTCCGCATCATATCCGGGTTTTGCGCTGCTTCTTTCCAATACAACCCGTAAAGCATCGTCAATAGCTGCTAATTCGCCTTCTGCTTTTTTAACTTCGGCTGCTATCTTGGCGGCGGCTTCTTTGTTGGTGGTCCTGCCCAATAGAAAATCATCGGCTTTGGCTAAGAAGTCGTAATTCTCTTTGGCTATATCCAATTGCGCTTGCGCCATGCCTCTTTTCTCTTCCAGGTCGCGCTGCAACAAAAAAGCCTGATCTCTTAGAACAGCGGCAACATCACCCCCGGCCGCTTTAGTTTTTTCCGCTATTTTACCAAAGTCGGCTTCTATTTTTTCAGCAAACTTGGAAACATCTTCTGACGCTAATTTTTCTCCCAATTGATCTACAGAACTTAGTAAGAAAGTAGCCCTTTCAGTCATGCGGGTAAATAGGCTAATTGTACTGCCAAAAATACCCTCCTGTTGATTGCCAACGGTTAAAAGCAAGCGATCAAACGCATCGCCCAAGTTTGATATTTGTCCGGTTAAAGTCTTGGAAATAGCCTCTGATGAACCCTGTACGCCGTTCAGATCACCTAAAGAAACCATGTACGCTAATATGGCTTCTTTGGTGTTCTTTACTTCGGTAGTAACGCCTTTAAATGTGTACTGTGTAGTTTGCCCGGTTTTTTGCGCCTGAATACCAAATTCTTTTAAGCGTTCGTTTTCACCTGAAAGGCTGTCCAAAACAGCTTCCGTGAGCTGGTCAAATGATTTGCCGGTAGAAGATGCAATATCGCCCAGATTCTCCATTTGCTCCGCCGTAGCCCGGATACCCCGACTGGCAAGTTTTACATAAGAATCGGTGAGTTCGGCTACAGAGAACGGCGTAGTAGCAGCAAAATCAGCAATCATGTTCATAGCCCGTTCCGCCGCCGAATTTGATCCCAAAGAGGTAGTAAGTACAGCTTCAAATTTTTGAAATTCCGCTGTAACATTAAAAATTTGCTTGCCCAGGTTGATAATAGTATCTATAGCAAAATATGCGGCCATTGTAGCCCCGATATTCTGAATAACTTTAGCAAAACCGTTGCCGGCTTTGGTGTTGTCCTCCTGAACAGATTTTAATTCCTGCAACCGGGATTTAACCTTGGCAATATCTTTTTGTATTACATCGTATTTACCGGCGGCAATAAATTTAGATTGGCTTCTGGTCAGGTCTTGTAGTAATGTGTTAAGCCTTTTTATTTCATCTTTGTAGCCCTGCGCGGTGTTTTCAATTTTCTGATAAACCTTTACCCCGTTGGATAGCTCTTTATTGAAATCCTGAATATTTTTTGCACTGTCTTTGAACGGCTGTTTTGCGGCGGAATTAGTTTGGTCTACCGCATTCTGATACTTTTCAATACTATTTATTAAACCCTGAATACTGCTTTGCGCATCCCCGGTTTCGAATATTGCCTTTGATACAACTTCTGCCATATTATACCTCCGCGTTTACTTTATCCTGCAAGGTTATAACCTCTTTAAAGAGCCGCTCATTATACCGCATAGCTTTTCGATACGCCCGGACATAACGGATATTTAAGCAGAAAGAAATTAATAGAAGTATGGATAGGATATAAATAGAAATAACCATAGACATGCCTGTTTATGGTTATTAAAATACTAAAAATAAATGAAAGATTAACGGCGCGATGTTCTGGCTTTCGCTACGGGTTTGTCTGCATTTCTTAATTGATCGTCAAGCCTTTTTTCCCAAATAGTGAACCTGGCGTAAAATTCAAATACATCTAAGCCATTTAATACCTCCATATCTTGCATATTACCGTCTGCCATATTAAACAAAAGTTGAGTCCAATACTTATCTCTTTCTAGCTTCCGTTGGGCTATGGTTTGCGGTTTTTTGGATTCAGGAAGGGTTAAATCTTTTCTGTTTTCAAAGAGGTTTGGATACGATCTTTGCAAGCGGCTATAAAGCCGGGTAAAGAAAGGGCCGCATCCTGAAAAAAAAATTGGCTGTCTAGGCCACTTAAAGACCAATCTTCTATTTTTTCCAGCATTTTAGTATGCACGTAGAATCTATCATCTTCATCTTTAATATTCCAAAATAAAGTACAAATCATAACTGCCTGTACTTCGCCTTCATCTATATTTACCATCCCGGACATTACTTTGTCTAATTCAATACCGGCATCTACAATAAGTCCTTTATTTAGATGTGCTTTAGCCAGTACCAGTTTATCCCATGCCCTTTTAAAATCCAGAACTCCCCCTACGGTTAGCTTTTCGTAAGCCCTCATTCTGGATATAGAGATAGAATTTGCTTTATAGTAGGTTTTGCCGTTCGCTTCAAAAGAAGTAGCATGTAGTGGCGGCATCCATAGTTTAGATACAAAGCCCTCTTCCTGTGGTTCCTGAAATTCGTCTAACGGGTTAATTACTTCTTCCATGTATAAATACGGTGCAAAATTCTTGCTATAAATATAGTTAAACAGATAAAAAATACGTGTTCAAATAAATTGTAATGCGGCAGGTAAGCAATGAGGTAGCCCCATAAAGCAAATTGCCCGGCAACACATAGGTAACAACCGATAAGCGGCTTAAATATCACTTCAAGCCGTCCCTGTGATTCGGTAACCAGGTTTCTTTCCAGCCAATTATAAAAACCATTCAGTATCATTCCGGGCTGCGTCAGCACCTCTGAATACACGTAAGCGGTTAGGGCTAATTCTAAAGCCATTAGATATAGATTATTCATATTCGGGGAGGCAGGCGGTTCCGATCTGGTATTCAAATGTATAGTCTATCGCAAAGGCGGTGTAAGGAGACATAAGATATTGCTTTGTACGTTCCTCAAATGTATATCGTCCAAATATCCGGTCTTCTACTCCTAAGATTGCCCCGGCTGTACAGGTAATATTTTTAAGCAGGTCTGTATTTGCAGGGCGTTCGGGAATTGCTTTGATAATATTCATTATAGCCAATCCGTCAGCGCCTGGTTTAAACCTACTATTCAGCCAGCCTACCAGTCGCAATGTTGAAGTAAGACTTACCGCTCCCCTATTATCTTTCCCCTTTGACCTACCACCTCTATCTTCTACAAAGAAAACGCTTTTATACTTATCGTCCGGGGTGCAATCGCTGTATTGTCCGGGCGCAAGCGGTTCCTCTACGTCCAAAGAAGCGGGAAAGCGTATAACGATAGTCTTGCCGTCTTCGCTAGTTCGTTCCTGTTCAATTGTTTTTACAAGTCCGGTGGCTTTATCTACAAAGGGCAAGGTTTTGATAGCGTCCCGGATAATAAGTGCTAAATCCCTATTCAATTTCGTGTTCCTTTAAAGGTTTGTAAGGACTGGGTACTCCTAATAGGATTACCGGCCACTGAAGTAACATTCCTTTATAATATACATAGCCATCAATCTCATAAGTGCTATTTTTTTTATCTTTCGGATCATCATAAATGATATTAGGGTGGTTTTTATGATCCTCTGGTATTTTTAGCTTACATGTTTCTGGTTTTTTAGCATTAAAAAAGAGCTCCAGCATGGTCCTAAAGCCCCCGGTAATAATAAATATCAAGAAAAAGCTTATTAAAAATGCTGTTATGTTCATGGTTAAAATAAATTAGCTGGTTGCAGGTTCAGAATATTCTTTCTTTAAGTATGGCTTCAAATACTTATTTACCGCCGCATTGCCGCCCTCTTCATAAGCTTTACGCATCCTACGTAGATGATTTACAGCCGGTGGGTAAGAGTGAAAATAATTTAACTTAGGATCAACTGGATTACCGCTACTATCTTTCGCATCGGGGTTTCTGTCTATCAGCTCTTTACCGGTTACAGGCACTTTGCCAACCTTTTGAGGAACGGGTAAACGCGCAGCTAATTCTTTTAAAGCTTTTTCGGTTTTGGGTGTAATTCTGTTTTTAGCCATAATTATTTATTAAACCTTTTCTTAGTTTTCTCAAACTTTCGTCTCCATTGTTGAAATTCTCTTTCTGATTCTACATACGTTGCATGTAAGCCCCACCCTATCCAAACACAGGAAAGGCAAAGTAGTGTCAAATCAAGCCAGGTAGGATTATTCACCTCTATATGGTTTACTGAAACCTTGCTTTGCTAATCTACGCATTTTCTTTTTCGCATCCCGGTAACTACGTGAACTTTTATATTCAACCTGTTCTAAACATTTAAAATCGGGCACAATAATATCATTTAAACACGTGACTACTGCTATTTTATTTTTTATAATTGTAAAATCAGAAATAGAATTAAAGTAAAGAATAAAGAAACGACTCCTAAGTATATTTGTATTCTAAAGTTTTTTCTTATCTCATATTTAGGCCAAAAGCCTAATCCACATGACAAGCCACCTGATAATCCGATAATACACGCTATAATGATTTCTATTACCATTTTCATAAAAATGATCAATAACGCCTACCATGTTCATCACAAAAACAATCTTCGGTAAATTCAGTAAGATATCTATCCTGCGGTTCATCTTCACAGACAAACGGATTTATCGTTACTGGTTCACCGCAAAGTAATTCGGCAAGTTTCGGATAAGGGATACCGGTACGCTGCGCTATTTCGGGTAAAAGGGCGCTTATTTTAGCCCGTTGAAAGGAGTTTAGCATAATATTTAGAATGTGCTGTAATTTACAAATTATTTTTAATTATATTATTCCCATTGTGAAATGTCGCAATTCCATAAATTGCCCTTGCCTGTATGTTCGGCAAAATACTTACCATCCTGTTTATTGTGATGAACGTACTTGCATAAGAAATCAACTTTTTCTTTTCGTTCAACTCTCCAGACAGCGCCTTCAACCTCATCTATGGCCCCGTGACCGCTTGTAGTAATTGCCTCCTTCATTTGCTCTACTGAAAAAGAATTATTGCCTATGTGAAGCAGTTTTGGAATAATAAAATCATAATCTTTTACAGCCGCTTCAAATTTTTTATACGGAACCCGTTCGTTGCTGCTAGTAAATAAATCAAAGGCCACGAACGGTTCATGCGGTAAATTATACTGAGTACCGTGGGCCATTGCCAACCATTCTCCGGATAATCTTTCTCCTTCATAAAGCAGGCGAGCAAAGCGCCCTTCGTTTTGCTCTACCCACTTAGCGAAAAAATGATGCTGCACGTAAGGAGATGTTTCCGCTGAATATCCGGCACGGGTTAGGGCATATATTTCGCCTTCTACTTTTACTACAGCAACATTTGAGCCGTCTAGCTTTTCCTGCACAATTATTAAATCGTGCTTATCTCTTGGTTTTTCTGTGGCTATCCGGGCCTGTCCTTTATTAATGCAATAATCACCGGGTCCAAGCCTGGAACCAGGAAGATGCGGAATAGAACCGTACGCCCTTCTTCCTAGCGGTTTATTTATATCCATTATTTTCTTCTTTTCGGTCGCATATTGGCAATTACACACCCGTTTTCACAATTTACTAATTCCCATCCTTCACTTTTACTGTAAATGTGTCTAGGAAACCACTTGCGGGTTCCTTTGGGTGCTCCTGTCTTTTCATATTGCATCATTTGCCATGCAATTGCCATAGCAGCGCATTCTAAATCGCTCATTTCAAATACTTTTCTATTATAGCTTAATTTTCAACTCATAATCACTTAGCACAAAAACTAAATTTTGTATTTCATGTAAGTATAAATATATTTTATCTGTAACTTCTTGCCACTCATCGTTAATAAAAAAATAGCCTCCATCTTTTTTACAAAGCCAGATATTGCCATGAGTGAAGGTGTTGTTGCCTATTTCTTCAAAATTCGCTCTTAATAACCATTCTTCTGTTAAAGGAATGGGTCTGTATAGCTTTTCGCCATTTTTTATCCATTCCAAATCAGTAAGTGTGACCGCTATTATTTTTCGTTGGAAGTATAATAAATTGCCCAAGCTTAATCCTTTTGCATTAATCATCTTAAATATTTGTCTATTAAATTACCAACTTCATCGTCTACTATTTCATCAATTTCTTTCTGTTCTTCCTGGTTAGGTTGCAGAAAGTCCCCGTATCGCTCTATATTCCACATCAGCTTATTGTCTACTTCCTGATCCGTACCGCCCATGTGTACCTCAAAAGTGGTACCCGTAGCAAACTTTTTAATCGGTCGCAAACCATTAAACATCCTCCCTGAATAAGTTAAATCCACAAAGGAGCTATTTAACCCCTGGGCCTTTCGAAAGTTGCCCCACGTACCGGAACTGTTATCTTCCAAATACTTTGTACCCCCAGCGTTACGCACCTGATCTTCCCAAAGGAAAGTAGGCATCTCATTAGTTGAGTATTGCTCACCCGGCAAACCTTCACGCTGTATGCGTTCCTGTACTAAGGATTTGCCGGTTAAAGCCATTTTCTGCGCTATTTTCAGCCCTTCGGTTTGCAAGGCTTTTTGCAAGGCTTTTAGCTGTTCAATAAATTGCTCTGGTGTTGCCGCCACATATCCTCCTTTATTTTATGAATAAACAACATTTCATTATGAATATCTCTAAGTTCCCCGTCTAAAGGAATTAATGCCTTAAGATTATCATTCATTCCAAACTCCTGTAAGCATCTTGTGCATTTTATTTCCCTGACACTTGGGCTTATCTTTCTAAGAAGCCTGTACTTGTGATTGAAAAGATAGCAGATTAATTTTTTCATAATTTTAGATGTTCAATAAATTGTTCGTTGTAGGCATTAGTTAAAATAAATATAAGGTGTTGGTACGTATTCATTTTCTAATGTCTCAAAGAAAAAATAGCCCCTATATTGCTCCGCTACTAGGATTATAAGAAAGTTTGGATTATATCTAGTCATATCAATTCATATATAGGAATCCGGATGTTGCATATTCTCCTTCATAATTAGTATACCAAAACCATCCTTTATAGGGTGCAACGCGAAGGGTAATAAATTTAGGTTGTTTGAGCATACCTTAATTTAGGTATTATTCCTTGAATTCTAGGCCTTCTTAGGTGTAAAGTTATTGCCTATAAATTCCAATACGTCCCGCACAGCGTTATCATAGCCCATATAATAGCCTGTTGGGGCATCTCCATTTCTGATTTCTACATTGACTTGAAAGGTAAGCATGGTTTGCAAATGTATATCTTTTGCGGCTTCTCTTTTATGATGCTCCTTAAATTTGGTTAAGGCCTCGTCGATTTCGATAAGATTGTTTGAGTTGAGTAGGTTTTCCATAATGTTTAGTTTTTCACCGTTGATTTTGTTATGACTTTAAGTAGCTTTATCTGGTAGTCTACACTATACCCATTATTTACCCCTGTCTCTATTTGTTTAGATAATAGTCCGATTGATAATTTATTCTCCCTTAATAAAAGCTGAATAAATTCCTGCCATTCGCCTTCGCCCATCCAATCCTCATAAAATAAATCGCGCAATAATTGATTTACTTCCTTTTCGTATTTTAAAGTGTTTTCCATAATGTTTAGTTTGATTTAACAAAAATAACAATTATATTTGCTATATCAAATTAAAATGATATAAATAATATGACTAATAAAGTGGTTTCCTATAACGACAATCTGGTACTAAATTTAAGCGGAGTTAAATCATGGAAATAATAGCCAAGCATCTTATCCGGGGAAATCTAAAAATACCGGTATTTGAAATGCCGGAAGGCAGCATTTGTTCTTTCACCGGCAAAAAAATAAGCGAAGGTGTAAGGAATAAAGACCTGATAAAAGACACATTCACCGATCATGAGTATGTAAAATACCCTTCTCCTTATAGTTCGGTGGAGGCAGCATTGTGTATTGAAGAAGTTTATCCTAGTGAAAGTGGTAAAGGTTTCAATTCACTCCGCAACTATAATTACTACGCTTCCGAAAGTGTTTTTCGCATCCTTAAATCCAATGAGGTTTTAGATTTGCTCCTGAATATACCCGAAACCCCTTTTCATATTGCCCTTACTTTTTCCAATAAAAAGCATACCAGTTATAAAACCGTTACCAACACCGATAAGGGTTATTTCTTAATTACTACCGATAAATACAACTGTTATTTTGACCGGGAACAGGTAAATCAATTCCTGCCTATTATTTCTTCCTGGTACACGGTTGTAACCGGCAAAGAAGATGCTGCCATGCCCCCTACTTATTTCACCAAAGAAGAAATCAGGGGTGAAAAATTACCGATGTACCAAAAGATAGCAGCTTATGGATTAGAAAGGTTTGAACAGGAAAATGAAGCTCTGAATCAATTCCGGAACACCAATATATTTAATTTAATCGTCCATTTTTTACAGAAATCTTATGCAAAAAATTAACTATCAGTTTACCGCCCTGGAACCCATACATACCGGCTCCGATTTGAATATGGGCACCCTGCGCACCTTAAGAAGGGAAAGGGTAATACAGGAAAAAGCAAAAGTTATTCGCAGCCGCTTCACGCCGGACCAACGCAAATTAAAACGAATGGCCGTAGCCTACCTGCTTATAAAGCTCTGGAACAAAATGGAGGATAAAGGCCGGGTAACGATATACGACGAAGTAGCGGCCAAATTAATATCCTCTACTTCTGTACGGAGCAAAGAAGATTTTCTTAATACCATCTGCCAGAAACTGGAAATCCGGCAGATTACCCAAAAAGAAGACGGGCGGTTTGATGTGATAGATATTCTGGAGTTGTTTGATGATGAAGAGTTATTGCAGGTTATCCGGGATGAACACCAATACATTATGGCTGTTTTCCGGAAACTGAAAGATGATACCGTGAATTGGGATAAGGAAAATGGTAAAAAGAAAAAAGTAACCAGCCTTACTCTCTTCAACGAAGGTACGGGTGACTTGAACCCATTAGATGTCCTGCAAGACCAATTAGGAGAGGTTCAGCTGCAACCTTTTCAGGACACGGACACGCACAAAATGTACGAAATGGTGCCGGTTATTTCTGGTAACAGCATCCGGGGATTACTGCGACGCTTGGTTATGTATGACTTTGCCATACTGGCCCGCATAGAAAAAATAGAAGCAGGGCTGTACCACCGTTTGTTTACGGGCGGCACCATTAACGACAGCAACGGTTTCGAAGATTTACAGGCAAGGCAAAATTATATTCAGATGTGTCCTATGATCGGCCTTTTTGGTTCGGCCGTAGGCAACCAGACTATACAAGGCGAACTTACCGTAGGCGATGCGAAACCCCTTTGCTTTGAGAACGGATTAGGTCGGGCTAGTTTTCACGACTTTGTACATATTCAGTTTGGCACCCGTTTGGATTCCGAAAAACTGGAAAGCACCATTGAAGTATTACCAGAAGCCAAGCCTGAAACCCACCAGATGAAGTATGAATATGAGGTTTACGCAACCGGTACTCCTTTCCGGCATACGCTGGCCTGCTGGTCTGACAACCCTCTAATGGAAGCTGCTTTTGCCCGGTTAGTTAATCTATTCAAGCAAAATGCCTACGTGTGTGCTAAGAGCAGCATCGGGCACGGGCACGTTAATTTAACAGCCTTGCCGGATATGGATGATAGTCTGTACTTGCAGCATATTGAAGAGAATAAAGAAGCTATAAAACAGTTTTTTGGTGCTAATGGATAAGGAATATTATCTATTACTATCGGAGCAGAAGGGGTTCAAAGCCAATCTTGAACAGGCTAAAGCGTGCGTAAAAACCGCTTTAGCCTCCTGCAATAAACCTTATGTTTCGCTTTCTGGCGGTAAGGATTCTACTGTTTTACTGCATTTGGTACGTAGTTATATGCCGGAATGCAGGGCTATATATCACGATGATGAATTTATATTACCGCAAACCCAAAAATATTTAGACACAGTTCCGAATCTCAAAATGCTACATACCGAAGCGCACCATACCGATTGGTTCATTACGAATGAAGGCAGAAACGATTTAAGTAACTTTGAATTTGATCTTTGCTTTTTAGGATTAAGGGCAGATGAAAATAGTTATCGCAGGAAACATCTAAACCGGTTTGGTTTAATCCATCAAATGAAGAACGGTAAAAGAAATTGTTCTCCTTTAGCATGGTGGAGCGTTGATGATATTTGGACATATATTCATGCCCATGAGGTTCCTTACAACCAGGCCTATGACGTTATGCATAACAATTTCATTCCAGTAGAAAAGCAACGTATAGGGCCTTTTGCCAATCACAGGGCCCTACAATACGGGCAAGCCCATACTTTAAAAAAGTGCTTTCCGGAATCGTTTAATAGTTTCGCCTCTAAATACCCTATTATTAAAACTTATGTCTAAGTGGAAGTTATCAGACAAGGTGTTCCTACGCATAAATTACGGGAAGATGCCTTACAAGCAAATGCAAAAGGTTGGATATATGCGGGATAAATCAGACAAAAGCATTAGTCGGATGGCGGTAAAACTAGGCTTAAGCCGTAAGCGAAATTATACACGTGAAGAACAGGAATATATACAGCAATTTCATCCAAAAGAAGTAGCAGCAATGCTGGGCAAAACAGAAAACGCCATTAAAATTAAAAAATCAAGACTATGCAATACTATAAAATCAGCTTCAACCTTGCATCAGCCATCAGCTTTATAGATTTGCCTGTTTTTGATGCCTTATTAGCCTACTGCTACATGAAAGAAAAAGATGGTAGTGTACAGCAGCGGTTAAGCATCCCGAAAGAAGAACTGGAATCTTTTGATGACCTACCCCTTATCCGGCACTCAGACGGCTACTTTCTGGCTAGTTGGATGCAATTTGATTACAACAAGGCAGCGGAGTTTACAGGCAGTTGGAAGAAACGATGGGCAAACCAGTATGATTTCCTGGCTGACTTTGGCAAGAAAGTACGAAAGGTGCGGATTAATGCAGGTGAATACAAAAGTTATGATATGCCCTTAGTTCTGCACAGTATCAAAACAGTATGGTTTTATTTTGCCAGTAATGATATTGTGCGGGTTGAATATTTATTACGGCATTTACGGGGTATTGGCAAAAAAACCAGCCAAGGCAAAGGTGAAATTTCGGGTTTTCATATCGAATCCGTTAATTACAATCCTTTTGATAAGGTTATAAGGCCAATACCGGCAAAGGAAAGCGGCCTTAAAGAGAGTATTTCGGTTAGAATGATGGCTTGGAGACCTCCTTACTGGCTATCTGAAAACCAGTCTTTTTGCTTATCGCCTGAATAGCTGATATTTTATAACAAATAACAAAGAATAATATGCAAGATTTAGTAGAAAAAATAGAAAAAACAGGCCTTAAAAAATATAAAATTGCAGAGGCCATCGGGATTTCCCCGTTTACGCTCTCTCACATCCTTTCAGGTACAAAAAATTACGGCTCACAGGAAACAATAGATAAAATACATGCTTATTTAGACGGGTTGAATACTAATGAAAAATAAATGAAAAATAATTAGCAAATATTATTGCTATATCAAATATAATTGCTACATTTGTATAGTTAGAAACACAAACAGATAAGCATTATGAAAACTAAAACCACCACCACTTTTTACGGTTTAAACATTGTTCATCCGCATTCTGGCAAAGTAAGCCGGTCAGTAGTTAGCAGGATTGTAAAACACGCGGCTAATGGTTATTTCAGACAAAGTGATGAACAAAACGCTATGCACTTGCTTAATTATGGCGAAAAAACAATTGTTTTAAAAGATCACAATGGCAAAATCGAGCTTGATTATACTTCTGTAAACTAATCATGAATCGCTACAAATTCAGAAATAACGCCGGCGCTGTAAAAGTATTCAACGCTGATTCTTGCGAACTGGCAAAGGCCCAGGCAATAGCGCATTTTTCAACAAGGTTTGTATTTGAGTGTTAAATTTTAAAATGTAAGTATTATGACAAAGCAAGAATTTAAATCAGGTTTAAAAGCGTATCGCAAAGGCTTAAATAATGCCTATTATAAAGGTCGTACCGCTTTTATTGAGTTCCGTAATGCGCACCCTTTTTGGGTGAGATTCGAATCTATAGATGTTAATTATCCTGTTTCAATCCATGTCTGGGCAAGAAAAAATGAGTTAGGTTTAATTTAAAAACAATGAAAACACTATTTACTCTCATTTTGCTTGCCGCCTGTTTCACCAACGTAAAAGCCGGCCCCAAACCGAAAAACCGGAACGCATCGGTTAATATCTATACCAGGGCACAAAAGAATCAGATAGGCCGGATTCTGGACAGGAAATTACACCGAAAGGGTAATAAGCGGATAGTTAAGTTTTGCGGGAGGTTTTAAGAAAATGACTATAAGCAATATCAAATTATCTAATTTAGCTTCGGATTATGCCCATCAAGAAGGCGGCAAGGCAAACAAGCCTATTACATGGGGGTACGAAGCTTCTAAGGCAGGTTACAAAGCCAATCCAAATATCTACACCAAAGAAGAGGTAATTCTACTTATAAAATACGCCTTTGATTCTGCTAGAGAGTTAGAGAATCACGAATGGAGTTATCCGGACGGTTGGGACTTTATAGATGATTGTAAAAGCAAGAACATTATATGAATATGAAAATAAGTCTTAAAGAATTACAGCAAGAAGCTTTATCGATTGTAAAGGAAATGTTCGGTAAGGATATTAAAAATACTGACGATCAACCCTACACAAAGCTATATGCCGACGGTTTTATTTACGGTTTTCGATCTAATCCGAATACCTACACCAAAGGTGAGGTACAAGCGCTGTTAGAAGAACAAATAAAACTAGCAGCAGAAGCAGCTAAAGTTAAATCTGATAGAATTTCTGGTATATCTGGTATGGCTTGGAGTATGAGTGTTGACAAGGAAAGCATTTTAAATTGTCCATGTGTAAAGTTAGATTAAGATATGAAAACAATACTTAAATACATCGGGACTGGGTTCGCGATTTTAACACTGGTGTTTGTTTCGGCTTTGGCGGCCTGGGCTTTTGGGGAAATAATAAACGATTTATTATAATTATGGAATTTTTTAGAATAGCGAACAACATTACTAAACACGGCCTTTGGTATAATCAGAAGGGTAATTTTACTGGATTGGTTCATAAGGAATTAAGCTTTTGCAAAAGTAACGAATTGCAAATGCCTTTTGATAGCGAATTAATAGGGTTTTTATCAGCTACTAGATCAATTGGAGAGTTATTAAATTGGTTTTCCATAGACGAAATTATAAGACTACAAAGCTTTGGTTACTTCATTTATGTTTATGAGTCTTATGAATATAAATTCTATGAGAAATTTCAACACTTCGTTATCTGTCAAAATTCAAGTAAAATAATAGCAAATATCAATCTTTTTTAGCCAAATGGAACAAACAGATATACCTAATAAGGTTCCTTTATTTCATTGTGTTTCTCCTTGTAATAATTGCCCATACCGTACAGATGCACCATTAAAACTTTGGGACAAGCACGAATTTGAGAGATTATTAGAAAATGAAAACGACCACATGGGCTCCGTTTATATGTGTCATAAAAAGAATGGTTCTGCTTGTATCGGTTGGCTTATGAAACAAGATGAACAAAATTTTCCTTCTATTTCTTTAAGATTGTCCCTTCTAAAAAATAAGGTTACGCGCGAATATTTAGATAGATTAAGTTCACCGGCCAAACTTTATAAAAATGTCAGGGCTATGATTAAGGCTAATTTTCCTGAAATTCTTAAGAATAAATAACCAGATGGAACAAACAGAAAACTTAAAAGAACTGGTACGCGATGAAGCGGCTAAATTACGGGAATTTGCTACGGTAGAGGAACGGGGCAGATTAGATTTTAGCAGGTTAAAACCTGGAGATTTATGGTTGTGTATATACGGCCAAATGACGGGGAGTTGTTTTTCTGAAAGATCATTACAGTTACTACAAATTTGTTCTATCCCTTATGGCTATAATCTTATTGTCTATGAATATCATAAACGTGGTTTTGATGACACATTCTTTAGATCATACTCACCAATAGACTTCTACACCTGTCAACCGTACGCCAAAAACGCGGAGCTTATTTCTTACCTGAAAGGTGAAACTGATATTTTAGAATTATGAGAAAGATATACAGATATTTTGTACACTTTGTATTTACAGTAGAAGGCAAATCCGAAAAGTATGAGGGCAGTACCGTTACTAAATACAAAAGACCGATTAATTCCCAAAGCGATATAGAACGGCTGCAACTGCATTATAAAGAAGTGGTTGGGAAAAGTGAAGGTGTTAAAGTAAGGGGAGTTTTAATAAGGGATTTTAAGCTACTATAATGTACCTGAAATACTACCTTCAGTATTTAGCACAGAATTACGATTGGGTTATAAGTATGCACAATCATAATTATCGCTTTCAGGTAATGAGCTTAAAAGAGTACGAAAAAGAAGTAAAACGTAGAGAAAAATTGAAATGAGCAAAGAAAAGTTTTTAAAATTAATGGGTCTTTCAGCGCTGTTGTTGGGTGACTTGGGTGTACATGCCACAGGTGGGAATGATCGAAACGAAGGTTTAAAGGGTGCGCCTCCTAAAGATCCATCGCCAATTATACCTAAAGGTCATCATAAATTTTTAATTGAAGGTGTGGAGGTTTACGCTTTAAATCAAAAGAACGCCGAAAAAAAATTTAAGAAGTTAGGAAGATAACCTATGGAAACAAAAGAAACCCCTGCTATTGTAATGCAGGAAAAAGTAAAAGCAGATTTTAGGAAGTGGTATGTTGCAAGGGAACATAATTTCAATGTTTCATGGTGGGCATTCGAAGACTTGCCCTTTAATTTTAGAAGCGGCGTTTATACTGCTTATTTAAGAGATAGGGGAATCTATTTGTGGGCTTGCCCTATTAGCAGCTTACATACTCCTGCACTTTCTTGGGGATGGGCTATTGCTGGTTATGATGTAGGCACCAATTATACAGACCACGACACCGCCTTAATATCTGCCATTAATGAAGGGTTTCGTATTGTAGAAGAACAACTAAAAGATAAACCATGAAGGCTAAAGAATTTGTTAAATCCAAATACCCTAACGCGAAGGCTAAAAAATATAGAAATCACGGGCCTTTTAATAAGGCGTATTGGCTGATATGGTCAGATTATCAATCTGAAAACCCAATTAGATTATCAGAAGGCAAAACTGAAAGCAATGCATGGGTTAACGCAAAGAATAATCTGAGAAATAAATAATTAAAGGATAAGGAGAATGATAGCTAATTGGACTGAAACAATTTACACCTGCAAAGGCAAATGGGTGTTTTACTACTCTACTAGCAAGAACGGCGGCAATCATCCGTTTTATGTTCATTTGTTATTAGATTAAATAACAATTAAAAAAAGGATAAATAGAATGGCAACAGAGAAAACAACAATAGAATTATCTGAAAAGGATTTAAAAGAAGTCCTTTGTAAGTATTATGGTTTACAAGAAGAAAAGTCAACAATTAATGTTTATAAATATCAAGCTGATTACAAAGACCCAAGAGAAAGGTCTTATGTAAACGTGACAGTGACAGGGATTAAAAAATAATGCGGCATCGCTTCAAACTCTGGCTAAAAAACGAACTATACAAATTCTTTGAAATATTGGAAAGAAAGATAAAATTATGAGCAAGGGTAATCAGGTGTTTTATAATCGGGCTTGCTGGTTAGTTAATGTACATGAAGAAAAAGAAGTTTAAGAAAATGAAATTTCAGGATATTAAGCAGTTTACTAGAGAAAACGGATACGAAATTAACATGCCTTTGTTTTTGCTGGATGACAAGATAAAAGAATGGGTTGAAAATTCGTATTTTAAATTAGACCTAAATCCCGATTTCCAAAGAGGGCACGTTTGGACTATGCAACAACAAATCGCATTTATGGAGTACCTGTTAAAGGGTGGCAAAAGCGGAAGGGTTCTTTATTTTAATAAACCAAGTTGGCAGGGCCGCGCGACTACCCCTTATGATGATTTTGTAATTGTAGACGGCCTGCAAAGACTTACTTCTATTATTCGGTTCCTAAGAGATGAAATACCTGTATTTGGATTTAAACGGTCGGAATACGAAGATAAAATAAGGATTTCGCATGACATACGCTTTAACATAAATAATCTTCAAACCAAAGCCGAGGTATTACAATGGTATTTAGAAATGAATACAGGGGGCACAGTTCATACTGAGGAAGAAATAAACAAGGTGAAACGATTATTACAAGAATCAACCTAAGGTTTACACGTTTTACAAGGCGTTAATTTACTTATATTGGTTACAATTTTTCCTGATTTTGCGGGATAATGTGAAAGTTTGTGATATATTTTACTTGTACCAATAACTTTGAACTCTTTCAAAGGTGTTGCCGGCACTAAGTCTGTGCGCTCTATGCCGATAATTTCCCGAACTTTCGGTATTAAATTCGGCTCTATGGTATGGGTAAAACCGGATGCGTCAAACAGCATATCCGAATAAGCAAGGGTAAACAGGCACATAAAGAACTCACCGGCCAGGCTAAAATATTCTGTTTCGTAATCTATTTTCTCCCACCAGAATGCTTCATCCTTTGGAATAATACCGCCGGGGTGCATTAGCTTATGCAGGGCTAATCTTTGCGCATCTGTTAATGGTAGATATTCGTCTGCTAAATGCGCGGCCTCCGCCGATACTGTTGTTTGCGCTATCTCAGGGTAATTTACAAGCTTGTTATCTACGAATATATCCCCGTTATGCGGATAAAATACGCCCATAATATACTTACGACCATTTAGCTTGCCGGTAATAGAAACCGGTTCATTACCGTGTCCTTTGTGCGCTCTGGCCTTTGCAAATAAGCCATTATTCAAATCCTGCCAGCCTATTTTAAACACTCTTTCCGGTGGTGTAATACGCTCCCAAGGAAATTTTATTTTATCTAAGCCTTCTTTGATAATATTTACCTGCTTAGTAGTCCCGATTAAATCGAATATCTGTTTATAGATCATGTTAATATCCCTGTCTTCCTAAATCCTGCCACCGGCTTGCACTGATAGCAATTATCCGTACTCAAATCAAACCCGTCCGTACTGATAAGCCAGTTAATGCGATCTTGAAACTCTTTCCGGAAATGATTACGCTTACCCCAAAGATACTGATTATCCATCATGGTAAAGCGGTTAATGGTTCCACTGCTAAGGATGCTTTCTATTAATAGTTCAGCCGTTTTAAACCGCGCGGCATAAGCCAATACATGTGCAATACCGTTGTGATTGGTGTTGTAGTTCTCATAAATCACATTATCCGGCTGGCAGGTTAGCGTCATATCAATAACCAGCCCGTTACCTTCCTGCCCTTCGATATTAGGGAAATAAGGGCTAATCTTTCTAACTACGCCCTGGCACCCGTAACACATGGTGTTTATCCCAACCATAAACTCATTAACGGTATAGGAGATAGTAATATCCTCTCCATTAATCGGAATAACAATAGGCGTAGGTAGAATGTTTGTATAGAGAGCAGGCCGCGTTTTAATTTCGTAAACCTTTCCGTTAATGGTTACAGGAACAATAGTTTCCAAAGAAGTATGCAAGGCCAGTGATTTAATGCGCATCACATGGCCGGGGATATTGTTGGTTTGTATAACCGTAGTTACTACCTGCCCATTTTGAAACTTATAATAGTTTTTTTTATCCTTGCTACCCAAAAAGCCGGTATAGGGATCGTTTTTTAACCGGTTCATAGTGCCCAAGCCAGCAAATAAAGCCGTTTCCATCTCCTTTAACGCCTCCCGCCGCGCGTGGTGCGCTTTCTGCCATAATGAACCTTCAACCGGTAGCCCGGTGGTGGCATCAACCTCTACGGGTACTTTGTTCAGGTTAAATTCCTGCATTTCGTCCAGGTATAATCCGGAATCGCTCTGATTTATCCGGGCGGTTGCTTTTTCTACCGAAAAGGTAAACGTATTCTGGTCATCATTCACCCTGCCCCCTCCTTGTACGGCAACCGGGCCACGGGTGAGGCCAAAAATATATTTAAAACGTTTGTGCATCATGGCTTTAAGGACAAAAAGCCGGAACATTGCCCGGCTTTTCTGTTATAGGTTATTAATCATTAAGCTGCTTTTTGAAAGCCTAATACTGATGGATAGGTAAGCTCAGGAGCTTGCAGTAAATCGCCTTTGGTTTGCAAACGGTAAATCCGTACTAAGTGGTCTTTTCCGTTTACGACGCGACATTTAATCTGCACGTATAGATCGTAGTTGATACCGGTGTAAGGTGAGGTAACTACCGAAACAAACATCTGTCCCTTTTCTGCCGGACGTTCAATCGGATTACGGTTACCAAAACGATTACGGGTAGCAAAGAATACAGAATTGGTATCAACCAATAAAGTATCAGTAGCAACAGCAGCTTTAGCAAAATTGATAAAATCAAAATCGATTTTGTACTGGTCGTAAATATTCGAAGTAGAATACCCGTCTTTTGTTTGACCGGCATCTGCGAAAAATTTAGGCAAATACAGATTTTTACCGTTGTCGATAATGTAGTAATTATTTAAACGGTTATAAATTGCGGCTAAAGACAGGTAGGCCATAAAGGTCACATTGTAGTCAACAGCGGGTATAAGCAAGTTACCAGTAGTTTCATCTACGGTATACCCATTGGTGAATAAGTTTGTACCTGTAAACGAATCTAACTTAGCAATAACGCGTTTAGCGTAGCCCTGATCCATAATACGGAACAAATCTAACATACCCCGCGCCTGTTGCTCCTGCACTTCGTATATGTGGGTTTTGGCCTCATCTTCATCGATTTCAAAGTCTTTTTTGAAATCCATTCCCAATGAATAATCTTGCTCATCTGAACCCAAAGGATCACCGGTCAAGTCGCAATTAGGTTCTACAGCTTCTTCGTCACCTGCTACTCCGGTTAGCCAGTTAACTTTAACTTTGCCGTCGAAATAATCTTTATCGTTACGGGCCAAAGCATTGGTTACATCCGCAAAAGCAGCGGTTTGATTTTGCTGTATTAATCGTAAACCAGCAATTTGCGGCTGGTATTCTTTCAGGATATTCTGGTTTGCGGCCATGTTATCCAGCTTTAAAATAATATCGGGTAGTTGGGCTCCTAAGAAGGCCATTTTTTTAGTGTTTAGACGTTAGAAGTATGTTTTTCCTCCCAATCTTTTTGAATTTCATTGCGCGCTTCTAAAGGAATGCTAGTATCCATTATAAGCCGATTTTTTTCTTCCAGACTGGTTGGCTGCTTGCCGGTATACTTCTTTTGACCTGGGGCCGTGTTGCTGGTAGTAGCGCCCGGAGAACTTCGTTCTTCTGCTACTTGAAAATCGTGATATAACTCCGCTGTGTTCCTTATAAATTCATTGAATTTTAAGGTATTCCCATGCGGATCTTCTTTCTTATTACCGCTATCATCTAAAATTAAAGTTTCTTCACCTACAAGTTCGAACTTGTTATTCGCAACAACTTTGGCAATGAAATCCTTTTCTTGACGAGCTGCTTTTTCAGGATCGAGAGAAAGAAGCGGTTTCAATTTTCTAAATTCTACCAGGGCACGTTTCCCTACGGTTTCGGAAATTTCTTTAGCGGCATATTCAGCCTTTACAGCTTCGACTTCTGACTGCCATTTTTTATTATTCGCCTCAACTGCTTTCACCTTATCATCTTCCATTTTGATGAACTCAGGATGTTTTTTAAGTACTTCAATCGGAATGTCTTTCCAGGAAAGAGGCTTTTTCTTGCCTTCTTTATCCGTGTCAGTATCTTCCAGATCGGTACTTTTGGTTTGGGCTTCTAAAAGTTCGCGTATCAGGTCTAAGCCTATTTTGTCAGATTCAATCCCAAACTCTTCTTTTATTTCTTTTTCGCGGTCGGTTAAAACTTTCCTTTCAGCTTTTTTAAAGCCGTCATTAAAATTTTTTTCCTTCTGCTCTCTAACCTTTGCTTTATGCAGGTCAAGAATTGGGGTTGCATCTTCGGCATCTTCAAGTTTAGCCTCAACATCAGTGGTTGCTACTCCTAACGCGGTAGCGGTAAACGCCAGTAATTTTTCTTGTAAATCCATAACGGATAAGTCCAGTTTAATTAAGTTTTGTACTGTGTCAGGGTTCGAACCTGATGAGCGCCTCTATGGTACGACATAGCCGTCACAGCCACCCTAGTCTTTCCTAGAGCCAATGAAAAATTTAAAACCTAGTCTTTCCTAGTAGTCAATCCATTCGTGTCTTTATCGGGTATGAAAATCATCACCTTGCCCTCCCGAAAAGCAGAACACGCTTAACGCGGCTGGATTTATCCCTCGTCGTCACATAGGGCCAGGCTTATTTCTCTTCGGCTTTCTTAGCTTCAGCTTTTTCCGCTTTCCGCGCTTCTGCCGGGGTATCGTCTTCTTTCACTAGCGTGAAGTTGTTTCGCATGAAAGATAACTTCTTGTTAGAAGTGATTAACTTAAATGTACCTTGTGGTACGGTTTGCTCTTCACCGGTCAAAACCGATTTAATTACTTCATTAGGCATGATTATTCTTTGTTAGGTTTATTTTTTCAATTTGCTGGCCTTTGCGGGTTCCTCTGTAGAGGACAAGTCTATTTCCTGATTTGCCGCTACATCACCTGACGGAAATTCCTGGCCTGGTTCCGGTTCTTCCGGATTGTCAATCAATCTGCTTGCCTCTACCGGCTTCTCAGCTTTAGCGTGTTGCCAGCCCGGATTAGAGCCCAATAGCGCGTATTGGTTTTTGGTCATTGTTTTCTTTTGCTCTTTGCCATTAGGCAAGGTGCGCGTAACGGTTATTTTTTCTTCCTGTGTTGCCATGCTTAATATTTACTCTTAGCATTATCACTTTTTAGGAAAATACGCAATAATCAAATGCGGTATTATGGCGTATTGGCTACAAACAGGGTATTTGGGGTAAATACAGGCTGTTTAATCGTAGACAGGTATTGTGACAAGCTTATGTGCCAGGTATGACGGTCTGAGCTTGTCAAAAATAAATTTTAAATAAAATAAACAACGTATTAGGTAAACACGTATATTTGACATATAAACAACACAAGGTTTTTAAATGACTAGGTTTGGTTTTCTTATAGAACAGAAATGGCTAGATAAATTGGAAGAGGAAAAGGAAAAATACGGTCAGTCTACAGTTTCTAGTTTTATAAGGTATATAATAATTAAGTTTTTCGATAAGAAAGACTAAAGGTTTACGGTAGCGATAAAAGGGTTACTTCGATTGTTAATCGGCGGGTCATAGGTTCGAATCCTATCCGAATTCAGGTTCGGTAGCTCAGTTGGTAGAGCAGCAAACATTTCCCTTTTAGATTATCTCCGTAAAATATTTGGCCCGTTCGAATAGTTGGCCTAATTCGCCAGATTTTCATTCTGGAAACCATGGGTTCAAATCCCCTACGGGCTACTTTACGGTACTAAAAATAGAGTTACTTCAATCCAAACAATGGGTCACCAGTTCGAATCTGGTTTAGGGCTTACGCCTTAATAGCTCAGTTGGTAGAGCAATTGTCCAAAAGCCTCTGTTTAACTTTGTCCGTAAAAATATTACAAGTGGTAAGAATTGGGTTACTTCGCTATGGAAATGATTCACTCAGTTCAATTTTCCCTTGTAAACTTATTGCGATAGTGAAAAGATGAGTTACTTCGATATGGACGAAGCGATGTAGGTTCAAATCCTGACTCCGGTTTCCGGATGTGGTGTAACGGTAACACGCTAAAATTTCTCTCTTTGTTTTCTTCGCAATGCTTTTACAAGGCGGTTCCGTTTATTCGGGCCGCCTTTTTTTATTGTCACACTTTAACTTGAATATTATGTCACGTTTCAATCAAACAATTACTCCTAACAAAACTGTAAACCTTGCCGGCGGTGAAGCGCACGCGCAAACGCCCGAATTAGAATTAGTTTCTATCCTTCTTACCTCTTTTGCCAACGATCAGTTTTACCGTTCGGCTGGCAATACCTTTGAGCAGCTAAAAAGCCTAATCGCCAAATGTGATAAGAAGTTTGTGGCCCAAGCGGCGGTATACGCCCGTACACAGTTCGGTATGCGCTCTATTACGCACGTGGTAGCATCGGAACTAGCAAGGCATATAAGCGGTCAGGATTGGGCAAAAGACTTTTATAAGGCCATTGTTTACCGGCCCGACGATATGATGGAAATACTAGCCTACCATATCGCTAAAAATGGTAAAATTCCTAATGCGCTTAAAAAGGGCTTTGCTCTGGCGTTTGATCGGTTTGATAAATATCAGCTTGCCAAATACCGGGGTGAAAACAAAGGCGTTAAGTTGATCGATGTAGTAAACCTGGTGCATCCTGTACCCACCGAAAAGAATGCGGATGCTATTAAAGCTTTGGTAAGTGGTGGATTGAAATCTTTCGATACTTGGGAGTCAGAAATGACTAAGGCGGGGCAATTAGCGGCTAATGATGAAGAAAAAGCGGACTTTAAGAAGGATGTTTGGATCAGGCTAATACGGGAAAAGAAGATTGGATATTTTGCCTTGCTGCGTAACCTGCGAAATATTATTGAGCAGGCACCGGAAATAGTTAATGAAGCAATCGAAACATTAACCAATGAAGCATTGATTAAAAAGTCTTTGGTTTTACCTTTCCGGTTCTTGACTGCTTACGACGAAATTCAAAAACTAAGCTCTGATAAAATTGTGAGAGACGTTTTAATGGCTCTGAATAAAGCGGTTGATATTTCTGTGAACAACGTTCCCGTATTCGATGGTGAAACACTGGTAGTACTGGATGTTTCGGGTTCCATGCAGGGTAAACCGGCGCAGATAGGTTCTTTATTCGCCGCCGTTCTGATAAAGTCCAATAATGCGGATTTTATGACCTTTGCCGATACCGCTAAGTATAGAAATGTAAACCCAATGGATAGTACGGTAACTATTGCTAATTCTATCCGCTTTTCTGCCGGGGGCACTAATTTCCATTCTATATTTCAGACAGCTAATAAGAAATATGATCGGATTATTATACTCTCCGATATGCAAGGTTGGGTAGGCTCTTTTACCCCCGAAAGAGAGTATAAACAATATAAGCAGGCTACCGGGGTAAATCCATTTATATATTCCTTCGACCTGAATTCCTACGGCTCCATGCAATTCCCGGAACAGAATGTATTTTGTATTGCCGGCTTTTCTGACAAGGTTCTGGATACCATGAAACTAATGGAAACCGATAAAAGAGCTTTGATAAACACGATAAAAGGGGTTGAGTTTTAACCCCTTTTTTATTTGCTGTTTTGGTGAAAATATTTTGCTACAAATGTTGCATCATAACTTATAAGTTTATATATTTACATATATCAAATAACACAAACAACTAAACAATATGCACTCTACCACTAACTCTAGAATAATTGCAACTGAAAAAATGAAAAGAGGAGAAATAACCGCCGATCAGGCTAATGTGTTGATGGTCCAGTTGGAGGGTGTTAGGGTTATCCGGGCTAAACTAATGGCTAACGTCAGAAGGGCTTTAAACCAAGCTGTAAAAAATAAAGAGCTTGGACATATAAAAAAGGATGGGTTAAAGCCAGAGGTTTATCATCACATCAACGCTAGAGCTACGGCAATTGAGATAAGAGAAAGGGAAATGAGAGAAAAATTAGGTAGACTTTCTAATGTTTTTGCCGGCGATCCTATTTTTTAATTATATTTTGCTACAACTGTAGTTTATTAAATAAATAGTGTTACCTTTACAGCAGTTAAACAAAGAATTATGAATAGAAGCATTTGGATTCCGAAAATGACACCTTCTAGATTAGAAAGGTTATTAGCAAAGCCAGTTCTATCATCTAATGATAAAGAAGATTTATTGGATTTTAAATATTTTATGCTAAATGATGAACAGGGCGCTTTAGATAAGGGTCTGTTAGTTGAATTGCTAGTTTCTCAAAAAGGTAGAGCAACGACACCTAAAAAATTATTTTGGTTAACTAACATTGAAGAGAAAACTAGTAGCTTTAACAGTAAATATTATATTGATTAATTAACATGCAAGAAATAACCCCCGAATCTATTACCGCCCTACTCCAAAAGCTAAAACAGGCCCCCTCTGTTCGGAAAATAGAGCGTGAAGCTGATTTGTATAACGCTGAATTAAGCAGAATAGCAAAGGGTGCGGTTCCTTTAACTGAGGAGGTAAAAGCTAAACTACGACCTGTTTTAGACAAGTATAATTTCTAATCATGAAACAGAAAACAAGCTTTGAAAAGTTAATAACGGACTATCAACAAACAGGCATTTGCACTATTGATGTAGAAAAAGTTTGTAAAGCATGGACGGATAAATTCATTATTTCGCAATACCATGATGAGTATAGTCTGATAAAGTTCTTGAGGGGTGAAAACAAGTATCGGGTATCTATATCTAAAGATCAGGCCCTAGAAGTGATTAATAAAGCGGAACTTGCCCAGGTTAAGTCAGATCTATTTAAATACGCGTGGACTTATAAGAAGGCAGGTTTCATTCAATCTGAGATAATCAGGCTTAATGAAATATTAAAAGAAGAACGAATGAAGGTGTCTTTTATTGAAAGTTCAATCATTCAACTAGAGCAGGCTTTAAAAGTATAATTTCTAATCATTAAAACATAAAACTATGTTAAAGAAAGAAGACTTATATAATACCCGTATAGTAACAAACGGAGATAAAGAATTAAATGACGAAATTGTAATGTTAGCTCTCCGAATAAACTATAAAGTTTATAACGTAGATAAATACTTACAAGCTAGTCAGCTTATTTTTTCAGATGATAATTGGTTATCTTATTCTTCTAGCGCCCATCGGCTTGGCGATTATAAAATCATAACCATAGAAGAGCTAAGGGCAATGGTAAACCAGCCGGGAGAAGTAGATTTTATTGATAAACTAAAAACTTGGACTTTGTATAATATTAACTTACCTACTCCTGATAGAGATTTTACAAAAGTAGAAGTATCAGAAATTTATAAGCTGCTTGTAAATTTAAAGGCAGATATATCTCATAAATTAAATGATTACTTTATTAAAGAGATTAAAAGTAGGCAAATAGTAGAACAGCCTAAAACTTATAAAATAGGGCAAAGGTTTCACAATGCTGGCATCGATGCAGATTACATTTTAGTCGGTTTGTTTTATTCCTACATAGTAGCAATAAACCTGGTTAATGGAAATTATTATGCTGATCCCGTTCGTGTAGATGATTTTTACAAAATAACCGAAAGAGAGCTTGAAAAAATATTTGGCGGTCAATTATTTAAATTCAAGCTTATTGAAAATGATTAGAATAAAATTATTGCCTGTTTTTGAAAGTATAATTTTTATTTACTAAATAATATTGAAATGGAAAACACGCAAAATTTTGATATTGAAAAAGCAATAGCAGACTTTGAACAACAACAGGAACAACATAAGGCATTTATGGAAGAAACTGATAGGTTTATCAAAGAACAGCAACAGAAAATAAAAGAGTTGGAGGATTCGGTTTTTAGCACCACGGTTAAAGATGCTAGTGCTAATTTGATAAAAGCTTTAAAAATCTCAAACAGTAGTGTACCTATAAATGCTACGGTTTGGTCTGATGAAGAACCGGACGTTAAGTATGAATTAGTTTTTAGAAAGCTATAAATATTCTTTTCAACCTTTAACCAATTTTACCATGTTCAAATTTTTCGAAAAATTAAGTAAGGCTAATGATGTTAGCTATTTAAAAGAGTCTATTTACGCAAAACCTGTAACGGTGGCGGAAATTCACCAATCTTTCAAAACAGCGTCGGAACTTGTTCTAACGGAGACGCAAAACATCCTGAATATACCGGACAAGGTAAGCAAAGAAAATGGGGAAGAGCTAAAGAAATTAGCCGCATTGGGTTTTATAAAGTCAGTTGAATGCAAAGATTATTTAGCGTTGCAGGAAAAGAAAGAAGCAGCCGCAAAGCACAAAGAAATTGCCGAATACTTTGCTTTCTGGTATCCGCAAAATAAATACATTACGCATGACAAGCTAATGCAGATTTGTAAAAAGTACGGGTTAGTTTTAGGTAGTACAGATCGTTACATTGCAGATATTCCCGAAAAGAATCGGAAAGAAATTATTAACTTTAAAGCCAGGCCGGAGGACACTTATTTGGAGTATACTGGTTTTTACAGCGTGCTTGGCAGGGTTTCTTTTTTAAGTAATGATACATTACAAAACATCGCTACCTTAAATGAGGACGACAGGAAAGCATTCGAAACCGGCGGTATAATAAATGGTGGCCGTTACAAAGAAGCCAGATTGCAGATTGTAGCAGTCCCGAAAATGTTTGATACTACAGACATGGAAATTCAGAACAACCAGTTGGTACATCGCTTGCCAGATGATCCGATTGTATTGCATCAGGTAAACCGGGGCGGCATTCACGGGTATTTAATCGTTTCTATGTGGGGTGAGGAAGCTAAAGCAAGCGAATTGCAGAACCCTAGCCAGAATTAAGGTAGTGGCAGGGTTGGGTATGTCCTGGCCCTGCTATTTTGTAGATTATATTTGATAAATATATTTAACCAATAACAACATGATAACAATTGCACTTATAACCAGCTTATTGATTAATATCTACGCGTTTCTAAGAATCAGGAGGCTTAAATCCAGGGGGTATGTAGAGCTTACGGACGATACTTGTTATAGGGTTGATTAACAGTAACCATGTTAAATCTCAACAAAGCAAAGCAGCAATTTAAAGCTCTGCTATCTAAGCAAGATGCAGAGGCGATACGGGCATGGAAAGCGCGGAATGAGGAACGGAAAGCAAAGGCGAAATTATTAAAAGAAAACATTATTGAATCTTATACATTATCAGCTAATTCTGAAAACAATTCTAATCCTTAATTTGTACTAAAATGATAATATTAACTAATGTGCTTATTTATCTTTCCGGGTTTATAGTCGTTTATTATTATTCGCGATTTATATTAAAAAGACTTGGTCGTAACCTGCCCTGGACCTGGAAAGATGTTCGTGGCTGCGTGATATTAGGAATAATTGGTAGTTGGTGGCTTATACCCGTACTTTTTATATGGAATATAATATTTATAGATGAAATATGGGTTATGGACAAGAAAGATAAGTCACCTCCTCCTAAGTGGCTTTAATTTGTAATTTGCCATCTACTAACTCTAAGTCATCACGGCGGCGTAGGGCCATTTTTGCAGTAACGAAATTTAGTGCGTCAACACATCCCGGCCCACCTCTATCTATGAAAGGGTTGTAAGTTTTAGGCTTACCCTTGAATTTACCTTCTGATTTATTAGTGTACCCTCCGTATTTATCTTTCGATGTCCCAAATAGCTTTATTTCTTCAATGGTGAAACATTTACCTTTCCTTGCTAAACAGAATTCGCGGGAACCATCTCTTTTTGTACCTAAGTATAAAGCGGCTGGCAGTGCTAATTTATCGGCGTAGAACTTCTGTATCGTCGCGTCTACTTGTTGGTAGGTATCATAACCCCATTGTTTATAATATAGCTGTAGTGAACCGTTATTTGCCTCAGGACTGCCAATAATTATATCCTTAAACCCTTTCTTGAAAGCATCCAACCCCACCCCGCTGCTTTGCGTCGCTTTATACGCGTAGGCTTTTAGCTCTCTTTTAATAGTCGGGTCTTTCACAAAGCTGTCTAAAAACCCCTCTTCAACTATAGCGCCTTTTTCTGTTAGTCCGAAACGTTTTAACAGATAAGCGTCCGCTTGTTTTTTTATGGCTGTGTAGTTTTTGGGAATATCCGACTCTAGTAGTGATTTAAAGTACGCATCATTGCGCTTACCCACATTCACAATATCGTTAGCGAACTGGTTAATAACTTTCAGGTGGTGGTCTTTTGTGAAAGTACGGAACAATGCGTCTAATACGGTTGGATCTTTGGTAATGGCTTCCAGCTTAATCAGGATAGCTTCAAATAGCGTACGTTGCAAATCAGATACAGCCGTTTCTAGCAAGGCTTGCTGCTTGGCTATGTATTCGATACGTTCCTTTGCAAGAGTGTCTTCTAAAGCCATTTATTTGCGTTTAAGCTCCTTAAATACTTCCTCAGTTAAACAAGAAATCAGGTATGCGTAGTCTTCATCGCTTTTCGTTACGACTAATTTCATACCTCTCTTCCACATAATAAAGTAACGGCGTGAAATATTTCGTGGGCTAAGGCTCCAAATTGTTCAGGTGTTTTTGGGTAATGCCTGATCCGGATTAACGTTTGGTTACTAGAAAACATAACTGCCCGGCCTTGTACATATTCATTTTCAAATAGGGCAAGTTGAATATCATCTTCTGGTAAATCTAGCAACTCTAATTCTTTGCGTATTTCATAATTAGTTTGTCCTATACTAACCATAACATCAAAAGGATAAATCACAAGCGGAATAATGAAGTTAAGTTTCTTAGCCATTAATCCTGTATATAATCGTCGTCAACATTTACCGCATTCTCCTCCTCTTTCAGCGCATCTTTCGGAGCTGCTATAAATACAAGCGCGGGTATGACAAGTATCAGGATGGTTATAATTATGATGAATATCAGCATGTTAATTGTTCTTTCCAACTAATCTGGTAAGAAACGCCTGCATTTAGAAAGTTTGATGGGTTAACAATACTCTTTATTTCATATCCCTCATCTTCTAATGTTGCCTTATCTTTAAGAGATAAGTCTTCATGCCAATAGATGTATTGTTCCTGATTTTTAGAATTTATATGATCCTCAATAACCTGATAGATTTTATCTACTTCGCGTTTAAGTATTTCTACCTGTCTGGCCCTGGCTTCATTTGCTGTCATAATTAATTTACATTTGGTGTTCCTGAATCAATACCCATACGTAAGCTTTCATTTACAAAATCGCTTATCTCCATTTCATAATGACTGGTGGTCATTGTTCCACCTGCCAACTTGTAAAGCACACCATTAGGATAGAAAGTAATATCTGATACCATACGTGGTTCCTGCATAGGATCGGTTATAAGATATACTATTTCACCTAATCCGTGTTTTGATTGAAAGTTTGCCCTTTATTTGCACTTTTTAAATATTTTTATCCATATTACCGCGATTTGTCTTAAATTTATTGTACTTTAGGTGGATCAGGCCATAACATCCAATGCGTTATTGGCTTTGATGTGGGTTTATCATAACCATCCCGAATTTCAAAATTAAGACCTGGATTATTGTGGCTGGCATTGATATAAAAGCCTCTGTGTCTTGTATTGCCATCCCATAATATCAAATCAACAAAAGGTATGGGTAATTCATCTTTAACTTTTATCCAATTCATAACTTATATTCAATCCTTCAACTTATTAAACAAGCTTAGCAACGTTTCTTTCAAAGCATACACGTTAGCAAGCTTTGCAATATCCATAATAGCACCCCATTCACTACTATCCCGCATCTCTGCTTCTAACGCAAAGTAACTGAACGCTGTTATCTGCCATTCTAACAACTGTGCATTATCCGGCATAGGTAAACCATGTGCTGAGGCCCAAACGATAGGACACGTCTTATGGCCATGTGTAAAAGCTATTATGTGATGACACAACTCATGTAAAAGATTATAGTTAGCCGGACTTATGCCCGTCAGATTAGCGTGATAAGCATGATCCTGATTCACCTGCACCGGGCAGTGCGTACCATCGGGATAGGTAGTAGTTACCGCCCCGGTTTCGGGGTTGTATTCAAGCGTGAAGTACTGGAATTCGTGAATCATACCTATTCAGGTTAATATAAATCTTCACTGTATAGATCATTGCCTCTGATTGCGTTAGGATTTAATACCTGATTTGCTTTTAATGCTATTTCTAACGCTTCTTTTCTATCTGCAAATCTATTAGTATTAGTCAAAAACCCTTGAACTGTTTCTCCAACCCCGTCCGGTGAAATTTTAACAGACCTAAGACCGGACAGCTGTTTGACAATATCGATGCAATGCCCATGCCTTAAACCGCAAACTACTACACCAGCGTCTAAATTACTAGGTAAGAAATGCTGAGTTGGCAATTCTTTATACCAAATAGCAGCACATAATATATATTCTTTCATAGCTATTATACCTCTACTGTTTGATCCGTGTCTACAGTTTGCGCATCCCTAAAACTTACAGCTAACGTTTGTTTAGGTAATTGGGCCTTAATATCTTCTATCTTACGCTTAATTTCCACCCATTGCTTATTATAAGCGAATAAAAAGAAGCCCGGTACTTCATTTTCCAGCTCATCAAAGATAGAATCCGAATAGTTGTACAAGATAGCATCTTCCTGTCGGATTTGCTGCGTTTCCATCATATATTTTACCCACTCTTCGTTTTTGCCCCGGAAAGGGGTAAACCTATCTTTTACCCGGAACTTTAAATACGCGTTCTTATCATCTATATATATCTTAGATGCTATATCATCTTCAATCTGTTGAATAACAAAGGCGCTGGCCCCGGAATCTTTAGCCAGTTTCAAGTCCTGATATAATTCGGCTACGGTCTTGAGCTTAAAATCAGATGGGAACTCATGTATGAGCTCTAAGCCTTGCCCGTTATCAGTAAAAGCCGCAATCAGGCTAACAACCTTACGCCAAACACGACTGAAATGCTCTGCAAAGGGCTGTAGGGTATTATATTTTTCATCTTGACTATAGGCAATTTCGGTTGCTGTCTTATGGATAGAGGCTTGAATTAAAGCATCTGGAGCGTATACCGTCCGGTAACTTTTAGTTTCCAGTTTATCAATGTATTCATCTAACCATTTTATGCCATCAATGGGTACGCCTTGTACATATACAACAATATCTGTTAAAGCAACCTTTTGTTCCGGCGTAGTATTTTTATCCGGGTAATCGACCTTAATTATATCTTGTCCCGACGTGCTAACATCTAACCTTTCGCCGGTTCCTTTACAAGCTCCGCAAAGGTTGCCGTTTACGTCTCTGCCATGATCGCATAATGATTCTTCTGTTCCCGTACATGGTTGAACCCGTTGCAATTTTTGCGGATGCACATGCAGGGCTACAGCTATGTCTAATTCCGATACTGCCTTAATCGACTTTTCAAAGTAAGGCTTTGCCGCGTGGAAAGGATTAACATACGTACGTCCGTCGGTTTCCATATCCAGCTTATATCCCACCCGCATAGCCTGAACGCTACCACCCTTGGGCGTGTATTGGGTAAGGATATAGTTCTGGGCCTCCGACCGCCAAAACTCCGTACCGGTCTCTAAGAAGTTAGTAGTACCGAATTCCGGGGTATAAACCAGTATATCATTTGGCAGGTACATGAAGTACCGGTAACCCTTCTTAGGTATCTTATTTACCTCTATCTTGTATTCCTGTCGTACAATTAACCAGTCCGTTTCGTTATTGGTTATCTGAAAATTGATAGCCTGTTCGGCGCTGAACTCCACCGGGAAAGGTCTAGCCTTTTCGTACCTGGCATCGAAGCTTCCGAACTCTACGGCAATCCAGGCGTTAGGATCGGTTGCCCCTAACTGTATAAAGCGGGTCGCCAGGTATTTGTCCAGGCTTTCGCTACCCCAAAATTTATTAATGCGATCGTTAAGCTCCTCTACCTTCTTATCGGCCCCGGCCTGACCATCAGCGTAGGCGATCTGTTTGCGTACGTTATCCAGCCTCCCTATACGGTAAAACGGGTTGATTAAGGTCTCTGCCACGGCGGGGGTAATGGCGACGGTCAGGGCTTTGCGCTGTTCGAACATCACATCATCCTCTCGGCGTACAAAGCGGCGTAAGAGGGCATCTATGTCCTTACCGGTAATAACCTTATGATACCATGCGGCTAAGTCTACAACGCGGTCGTAGTCGACATGCCGGATATTTTCCTTAATAGTTTTTTGTAGAATAGGTAAAGCTTCGTCTACTGTAATCATTTTCTATCAGATATATTGCGCAGTTTTAATTTACACAATTTCATTGATAATAAAAACCAAAGCACCTACTCTGCATCTATCCTAGATTCTACTTTATTTTTAATTCCTGTTTGTACAAACGCCACCAATATTTTTTGCGCCACATCTTAGCCGGTGTATTTGTATACCAGTCACAAATATTACAATCATATAAATTCGGCGCACTACTATTGCATTTGGGGCAAAACCCCCATATTTTACACCTAACCCATGCGTTTATTAATTTTATATAATTCAAAATCATGGGTTTAAAATATCATTCGCTTGTTCTAATTGTTGCCTACCATCATAAGCGTTATGAATTATAATTAAACAGTCGTTCTCCCATTCTTCGCGTGGCAAACACTTGCATTGACAATATTTACCCGTTTCTTTATCAGGGATTATATTTGGAATTGATAAATCATGTTCTTTTAAATCATTTATAGGATTTACATGGAACGCATCTTTCATGGGTTTATTATCAAAGTAATTATAGACTTACTTAAAATTTTAGGAGTAAAAAGCACACGCCTACCATCAACCGGAAGTTTTAGAATAGACTTACTTTTAATTAAAGCAGTAATATCTTTTTCAAAATTTATCAAAGGGTTTTCTTGGTTTATTTCCTCACTTAGCCAAGTTCTATTTTTGTATTCTTTTTTAACTTTAATCATCTGTTTTATTATGAATTAATAGATCTTTATACTCATTCATCATATTCTGTAAAGCAAGAAGGAAACTACCAGAAGCCTTTCCAGTTTTATAAAAGTGTTCTATAGAAGCATTACGCATAACGTCTAAGTGCCAACCTCCAATATGTTTTTCAATTAATTCTCTTTGTATCTTTTGTTGTTTATCCATAATTAAACTGTTGATTGTGGGTTTCTTACTTTAAATCCATTATTAGCAATATGAGGGGAGTTTATTGTCCGGTATTTATAGCCGCAAGCCCTGCTGCAAGCTATTTGACCTGAATACTTACTAATATCAAATTCACCATTGCAGACAATACATATTCTTTTCTCGTAGTTATATTTTTTTTGTCTTTCTACTTTACCCCTGCATTTTGGAGAGCAAAACTTAGGTCTACCAGAAAGAGCATTATAAACTTCATACTTCTTTCCACAATAGGTGCAAGTCTTTTCGATTAACACCCTGTTAGCTAAGTTTGCTGCGGCTAATTCTTTATGATGCTTTATTCCTTCCGGCGTATAATGCCAATTTTTGCCAGCTTCATGCATTTTAGCTAATTGTTCTTTTCTTTGTTCATCACTCATAGCATGCCAAGCCTTACCTGCATGCCGTTTATGATGGTCAACCTTGCTTAAACATTCCAAATTAGATAAATCATTGTTTAAAGGGTTTTCATCTTTGTGATGAATATGATAACCTTCCGGAATTTTGCCGTTGTAGAACTCCCATTTATCCCGGTGTAATAAAGTTCTTCTCTTTGAATTAGGTCTCTTCCCATAATAATAGCGGCGGTGAGTTACATCTTTGGCATTCACACAACGGGTGTAAACAACTCCGTTAAACTCTTCTTTTATAGTTTCCATATAAGTAACATGCTTTATTCTTACTTTAAAGTTAACATATACGTTCATTATATCAAAGCTTAATAAGAAATATATTCACCTATATGTTAACTTTTTAGTATGTTTGTATATGGACTTAAAAGAACTCGGAAATAAGATAAAAGCAGCTAGGTTAGAAAAGGGCCTTACTATGGAAGAGTTAGGCCAAAAAATAGGCACCAAAAAAGAAGGTGTCTTTAGGATAGAATCTGGTAAGCAGAATGTGTGTGTTAAAACCCTCACCAAAATTTCAGAAGCATTAGGTAGTAGACTTATAATTGATATATGATTTCGGCGTGACGTATGCCCTCCTTAATTGTCTTTTGCAGTATGATTAGCGCCTGATCTATGGTTATCATGTAGTTGTTTTTCTTTTAAATTACAACTTTTTGCGAATTAATTAAATCTTGTTAATACTATCGTATAGCTTTTCAAATATAGCAACAATCATATATCTAAGAGCGTCGGTAGTATGCCCGTACTTTTCGTAACTGATACCTGTTGTCTTATTAACTGCCTTCTCTTTTAACATACCCCCGTTCGGGCCTTCTTTACCGAACTCTAAATCCGCTATTAAATTAACGCAATTTTCATCTATTTCCAGGTCGATGCCATAGTAACCGGAAAGAATATTATTTAGGAAGTCCCGGCTGTTCAATAAATCAGGGTAACGGGTAATAACCCGATCAGAATTAGTGTTCAGGTATTTTCTAAGGTGCTTTGCCAGCGCGTCAAAGTTATTTGCGTACTCTTTGGTAACGGTTTGGCGGGTGCGTCCGTTCGGGTCTCCGTAGTAGAATAACCCCCTCATCTTATGCCCGTAATCCGTAACCAATGCCGAACAAATATCAGCCGTGGTGTTACGCGGTGAGGGTAGACAGTATTCTTTGAATATGCGTAGCTTTTGCCGTCCATCCGGTGCGTTTAGTATCAACTGGGCGCACAGACCCGTCATGTACGGGTTGACATTAAAGTCCAGGCTTAAATGAATAGGTAACCTTGCATCTTCCAGGAAGGGTACTTTCTTTACGTGAGTAAGCTTATCGAACTTATGCGCGTATTCGCCTCCGGTTAGTGCCTTACCCCATTCTCCCAATACGTTTACCCGGTAAGAGTTCGGGTTGCGGTCTTTAAGTGTTTCGTAAGCCTGGATTAAATTTTCATCTCTATAACCGTAATTACCGTCCGGACTACCGGTTATCCAGAAATTATCTTTGTAAGTTGTTTTAATCAGAATTATTTTACCATCCTCTGATATTTTAACGAATGAATTAGGGTCTACTAATTTCCCGAACCGATCAGTAGCGGTAAAGGTATAGTTATCTAGTAATTCTGTTTTAATCCAGGACGTTTCACTTACCGGGTTCCAGGAACCGAATATCTTTTGCCCCGGTATACCCCTGAGCGATAAATTAAACTGTTCGTACTCTTCCTGTTCAAAGTGATTTAACTCATCCAGGTACACGTACTTAAAAGATTCAATACCTTTGGCCTTTTCCGGATCATCCAGACCTTTTAACACTATTTCGCTGCCATTGATGCACCGGTATTGGAATAAAAACCTATCAAACCCGTTTTTAAGCCGTAACGTTTCAATGGCAAGGTTAAAAGACTTTTTTAGCGTAGTCTGAATCAGCGTAGATTCTTTCCGAAAAGCTATTGTGTTGGATTTCTTAACAAACGCTTCTTTTGCCAGGATTTGAGATACGGTAATTGTTTTAGCGGCGGACTTGCTGCCATATATCAACACATTCCGGATTGTATCATCTTTAATTATCTCATTCAGGATAAAGTAAAGCGGATTGAACCACTTTTTTTTTAGCTGTAAACGCGGGGCTTGTACAGGTTCATCAATCAACATATTCTTCATCATCGGCATCTATTCCGAATTTATGCGTTACGGCTGATTCGGTTCTTTCTACATACCCGCGTTTTTTCCCTTTTGTAGCTTGTAGCCATTTAATTGCCCAGGCTTCACCATTTTTTATTTGTTCATATAGCTTACCATCGGCCATATCCAGAACTGTTTCAGTTTCATCTTTTAAAAGCTGGATATATTCAGGTTTTGAATTAGCGTACTTTTCCGCAGTTGACCAACTAATACGCTTAACATTGGCGAATTTTGCTAACCTTTTGGCAATAGTAGACACAATGCCAGCACTGCCGACAATTGCACTCTCCATTTGCTCATCTGTAAATTCGTACACTCTTAACCCTTTCTCAATTTTTCATTTTAAAACGGATCACCTGCACTTGCAGCAGCCGAATATTTAGTCCTTAAGCTTGCCCTGGTTGATGCGGCTGTATCGCCGGAATAATACTTTCTGATATTCGTTATCTTGCTTCCTGATGCCATATTGTTATTCCTTTCCTATTACAGCGTTCCAAAGTTTCTTACGTCGGATCGACTTATTTATAGTCTTATATACGTCGATAATCTTGCTTTGGTACCCGTGGTTAAAATCGTATAAGTCCTTACTTTCTTCTATTACAATCTGCTCAATATTACTGCTGCTTCTAAGGTTAGCCGAACCATGTATAACTACTTTCTTGCCTCCTTCGGTTTCAAATATACAGGTCTTGCAATGTGTAGAAGCAACCGCCAGCTGAAACTTATTATCTACATCCAGCTTATCATAAATATACTTAATTAATCCGAATCTTTCATGCGAAAAGAAATAATCCGATATTATCAAGTTAAGCCTTTCAATATAACCGCCATTTAATAACCCTGCCAGGCTGTCTACGTTGTTCTGACTCATAGACAAGGTAGATATAGTCATTTCCTTTACGTGGGCGTTATTCAGCACTATAAAGGCTTCTATGAAGTCACCAAATATGAAACTACCTTCTACTATGGCGAAATAACGGGAACCTTCTGTTAGCTTAATTTCCTTAGCTAACTTTTCGGCGTTCTGATACTTTAATCTTTTTTCCGGTATTTCTTTGGTGCGCGGCGGTTTGATGTACCGGGTTTCGAAGTCGTTTTCCGTTTCAAAATCTATTTCAAAGTCCGAAAACGCATCGCTATCAAATTCAAAATCTGCCTGAAAATCGTTATTGAATGCCATTTTTTTACCTCTCCTTCGTTAGTATATTCAATTTTGCCGTTAATTGCCATTTGAATGCCAATATGAACCGCATCTTTTATAACCGCCTGTATTTCGTAATAATAACCGGTATCAGGGGCAACAAAACCGGATACATCATTCCACTTATCGAACACATTGAAAGCTTTTCTTTCAGCGGTCTCTACCTGTCCTTGTGTCATTTTCTAGCTTTTTAAATTTAAAATAATAATAAAACATTGCCTTGCCGGCCTTGCTTAAATTGGTATAGCCCGATAAATACGAGCTAATAGTGGGTCCGTTAATTTTCAGGTCTTTCATCAAATCAGACCGATGCAAGCCTAAAACCTGCATCTGATCTAATATGTATTGGGGCGTTACTTGCTCCATTTATTTTTTTATTTATTTTCTTGAACCAGCGGCATATTGGGGTTGCCAGTCTTGATTTCTTCACGTTCTGTATAAGTTATTTCGTCTGCGTAATACTTATACTCTTTCACGTACTTTTTATATTCTGGCTGTCTAATGGCTTCATGCTGGGGCAAGTCAAAAAGAGTTGAACTTACAATAACCTTAAAGGTATCGTCGTCCCACCGGGTAACATAACAAGTATAAGGACGACCTGGAAATGTTGCGCTCATCAAGTTAATGAGCTTATCAGAAATTTCTGCTATCAAGTAGTCTGTGGACTTCATTTTCATATTAAAACTCATCAGCTAAGGTTAAAAAATCAGGCATTGTCAAACTGCCTTCATAATTATTATTATAATCTTCAAAGTCGTTATACCCTACTGAACCTTCTATTTCAGTACCTTCTTCAATTTCTTCTAATTCAGAATAGCAAACTTCACAAACCAATGAACCAGTTACTACTACTTCATACTCATAAGGCCGCTTTTCCATGGCGTACAAAGTGTTATCAATATCGATCGCGTCTTCTGATATTTCAGCAGTCAAAACAATAACACCTTCTTTGCCTGTAGCCTTTGCAATAGATCTAGCGTGTTTTTTTGCGAAAACAGAACACAAAGACCATGAACAGCCTAAGTTTTCATTGTTAATATTTTCACCTTCATTTAATGCGATACCTCTGTAAATTTCCATGTCTAATTGCTTTAGATTGTTTCTTTATTATTTATACGTAAATATAAAGATAAAGTTTGTACTGTGCAAATTGTTAGACAAAATAATGAGATTATTTATCAACATTTTAATGTTAAGAAGTTAGCGTATAAACATAAAAAGCCGCCTTACTAAGGCGGCTTTTTATGCGTGTAAGGGTTGCTTAAACTAAAGGATAAGCAGTCATCTCCTCCATGAACTGACCAGACCAGGTAACGGTTAATTCATAGGTGATAGCACCGGCCTTTTCTCTAGGAATAACCATATCGCCGTCGATAAACGCGCGCATACCTTGTAATCCACCGAAGTAGTATTTACCGTCCAGGGTTTTATACCACAATTGGAAGTTACCACCGCACTGGATTTGACGGATAGCGGCGTGGTTGGTTGGGTTCACATCATCAATTGACGCGTTAATGGTGAAATCACGCGGAACTGATTTTTTACGGCCTCCGGAAAGCTCCAAAGGAGCGGCGGCGGTAGAACGGGGACGGTCGCCGATTACCAGCAAACGGATTAACCGGGTAGCATCCGTAGCAGCTAAACGGGCAGTCCATTCGGCCAGGTTGCCGGTTGTAAAATAGTTTCCGGGTATTCCTAGGAATATCTCCGAAATCTGGCCGAAGTTTACCTCCGGTACGCAGTCATCTTGTAAAAAATCCGGTAGTACTAACTCTTCGTCAAGACAGCCGGTGGCACAGGTTGGATCCATGTTTCTTTTTTTGGGTTTGAATAAATATTTATACCCTTAAAAGATAAAGAATATTTCGCTTACCGTTATAATCCGTTAAGGTTCTGACATGGGTTACCATCGTCGTCAAACTCTCTTGCGTATTGCTTTATTTCGGTCGACGTAGCCGCGCGGCGCTGGTTACCTTTTTGCATGATGTTATCAAAACAACCGGATTTGCTATATACAGGCTCCCATTCGCTTATAAAACAGCTACCGTTTTCATTTGCATAGGCCTGTTTGTTGGCATCAAAATACGCTTGCGCCTGGCTTTGGGCTTCTTGTTGGCTAACGGTGGAGGTAAATTGTCCGGCGGGCACAGTATACAACACCTGTTCTCCCTCATACCCGTATTCGCAATTATTACGGGTGATAAAGTCTATTATTTCAGTATTTTTGTACACAGCGACTACTACCGGGCATAAATTACTGGCAATCCTTACCGTTCTGGTTTGTCCGTAAGTAGGCGAATCCGGGTTCTGGTCTTTTTGCTCCTGATTGGCGTAGCCCGTATTCTGGCCATTGGTTTTCTCACAGGTGTAATTCGGGGTATCCACCCAATACGCGCTGGTATCAGCCTGGATGCCGCAGGAACCGGGTAAATTACCCGCCCCATCAGCGTTTATTTCGGTAAACAAATCGTTGTTGCAGCCGCCGGTAAATATTTCTTCCTCTGTAAATTTAATTTCCAGACTTGAAAGGTTAAGCCCATGTGCTAGGTATGACGGTCTGAGCTCAACTTTCTGTACTCCAGTAATACTGCCTACGCTTATTTCGCTGTGTAAGGGCAACAGGGACAGGGCGTCGGTCAAGAACTCCGGTAAAGGTTCGGTAACGATGCGGTACACTTTTGCTACCTTGCCGGTCTGGATAATATCCTGGTTAAGACCGTTTGTTTGAAAGGCAACGTCTACCGGGTACTCCGGCTGATCGATACCGTTGTTCAGGTACGCAGTTTGATACCAGCCCGGCACGTAAGTAAGATTCCCTACCGGTTTCCCCGAACGCCAGGTGAGCTTGAGCAAGCTATTGATATCCGACCCAACGGTAAAGACTTCCGAATAATAAGAACCTATCTGTAAGTAGTACTTACCACAGGGCAGGTTAAGTCCGGATATCGGAGTTCCGAAATAGTAAACGTAATCGTAATTACCATCGCTGAACATTTTCCAGTTCATGCCGGATTTGCCGATGGTCGTAATTTCCTGATCCAAGAGGTCAAACACGGTAACGCAGGCGAATATCCGGCCGTCGGCGGGTTTTATTACCCGAAAAGGGAGAAAGGCATTGTCAGGCGCATACAGGGCGTAGCCTGCCACATCCGTTGTTGGAGAGGTAAACCGGAACTGTTGGGATTTTAAGGGGTATACCGGGAACGCCTGTAGCTGCATCTTTGCTTTTTGTCTATTTCAATATACAAAAAGCAGGTTAAAAAAAGTCGAATTGGGCAGTTGTATTAATGCGGTGAATAACCGGGGCGGGTGAGGGGTTGCATACTTTTTTAGTCGAACGGTATTTGCAGCGCGTGGGCAGTCCGTTAGCTTCCATTATTTTAGCCCGGTTCCACTTGTCTTTTATAGCAACGCTCATTTTTTGATTTACTAAGGCCTGATCTGTATTTAACTTACAAAGGGCTAAATGTTCTTTCCTGGTTACCGCCTGCCAGTTGTCGGGATTGGTGTTTAGCGTATTGCCATCCCGGCAGCGTAGTATCATACCATCCGGTACCGGCCCGTTCTTTTTAATCCAGCTGTAAACGTGTTCGGCCTGCCATTGATTATCCGGGGTTACGATACAGGAATATAGTTTGTTATTTCCGTGTAGGTGCCGGATATTACGCATTCCGGCATAACTACAAAGTTCTGTTTTTTTATAAATGCCTTGCCGTTTAAATAATTTGTTCCGCCGGCGGTATCTTTCTATGGAATAAATACCCCGGTGCAGGTTTTCACTGATTTGAGCGTCCGTTAAAGTCTGGTAGTTTTCCTTGATAAAAGTTTTCTCTGATTTGGTAAAATGGTAATCCCGGTGCAGGTTTAGCAGTTTCCGCTTTTCCGTTACCGATCTAACAGATCGCTTTAGGTTTTTAGCCATGTCGGCGTCGGATTGTTGGAGGTAATTTTCTTCTAAAAATCTTATTTCGCGGATGGTGAAAAGTTTACCCATAAATTTAGCGGGAAAGGCTGTTTATAAGCAGTTCAGCCTAAATATACGGATAGTTTGGATTATCTATTGTATTTAGGCTAAAAATATTTGCAGTTGTCCGACTAGGTTTCGAACCTAGAATCTTCAGAATCAAAGTCTGATGTATTGCCAGTTCCACCACCGGACAATTTAAGGCACTAACGCGGCCTTAATTTACGTCTCATTATACCGACTTGGGCCGGGTATTACCTCCCTTACGGGCAGCGGCTGAATGTCTATGAGAACACCCATTTTAGCTTTTTATCTTTAAATTAATAATAACCCTGCTTATGTTCCTGCATAAGATAATAATTACAGCTTCTTAGGCTTTTTAGACTGTCGCATATCTACTTTATTTCAAGAACGCCAGGATATGTTCCACTATATATACAGGCTTAATTCCTAAATGTTCATTAATCGTTTCTCATTAAGTATTCGATGACAACTTGTTTGGCGCGTTCTAGATCCCAGACAACCAGGGCGAAATAACCTACCTTTCGAAGCTCCAGTAATATTTCTTCCTGCTTTGGTGATACCTTACCGCCTTTTACCTTCATTTCGATAAACAGCCCACTAAATGTGCTTTTTGGTATCATTAGTTGAATATCAGGCCAACCGGGGAGCATACCAAGTTTCTTTAAATTAGCGCCTGTCCTAGGGCTTCTTTTGCCTTCATTTGGGATATGGGCTAAAAGTTTAGAATATTGAGGATAAGTGAGGCGGAACCATTTTACAAACGAAATTTGCATAGCACTCTCTTCATTGTTTTGTTTTTTCGGTTGTTTAGCTAAAAGTTTGCGGCCCTCCGCATTAGATATTTTCATTGGTTTATTCATGGTGTTTCATTATTGCGTCACCTATATATTCTATTTGTTCCCATTTAATACGAATATAAGCGGCCCCTTGCTTTGGCATTTGAACCCAGCCTTGTATACCAAACGATTTAACTTCTGATACTTGCAACAAACAACCTATCCATCCTTCCGGGCCAGTTTCATTTACTTGCACAATTGAATTTACTTTAACAATATCTTCTCTATTCATAGTATTAATCTTTTAGTATATAAGTTCCTTCTGGAAATAGTTTTAAGTCAAAACCTTTAGATAAGAGATAAGCAAATTGTTTGGGTGTGAATTTTTTTATTCTTGATACCCACGATTGAACCCATTCTTCAAAAAATTGATCGGCTTCTTTATATTTATAAAAACCGCCTTCTACTACTTCCTCTTCTGTAATACTCTCTAATCGTCGTAAAATGGGCTTAACAGAATAATATACTCCTAATTCGGCCAATACATCTGCTGTTATTGGTTTAATGCTGGTTCGCAACAGCTCAACTTTCCCGGTTCCTGTCGGATCATATTTAAGCTCTGCCTCACATCCCAAGTATAAAGCAAGCTGCTTTTCTGTAAGTTGCGGAGTTAAGGGTTTAGTATTGTTCATTCCTATTTTTCTATATAATTCCAGTCAACATGTTCTACATCAACAACCTTAACTCCTTCTTCAAGTACTGGCAAGATATCGAACCTATATGCTACCAAATCAGAAATTAATTCATCTCTTCCTTCATATTCTTTAACAATATGATTTGATTCATCTATGTCTAATACATATTCATAAATGACTTCTATTTTTATTCTTTTCATAATTTTTTCTAAGTAGTTATTGTTGGTCAAAGTTTTTCCAGGCTTTCTTTTTGATATATTCTAAGGCTGCTAAAGACCATCGTTTTATAATTTTAGCATTTATATTTTTTATATCTTCATCCATGTTATTGCCTACAGCAACTTCTATAAGATTTTGATAATACGGTACTACTTGATCTCTAGTCATTTCATCCAGATTGGGTAGATTTTTGTAATTATATGATTCTTGCTTCATAATTTTTCTAAGTAGTTATTGTTGTAATAATTCAAGGGCTAAGTGTTTCAAATATTTTTCACATTTCCCATCAACCGGCTCAAACAGCGTGTAGCTTTGGTTGAATTCGCTGGGTCTGGACAAATAGCGGTGACAGGTTAAGCGTAACAGGCAGGAATGATTTGTACAGAATTTAAGGGGCTCCTTAAGTGTTATTTTCATATCTATTCTTCCTCTAAGTAGATTTCACCATCTTCCATTTGGTCGGCATCTGTTACTTCGGTTGTATCAGTGTATTTTTCAAGTTCTTGAGCTAATTTATCGCTACTCCATATAGAACTCAATCGCATATACTCCTCCTCATCCATTTCAATAATTTGATCGTATTGAACTGTTTGAGAGGCCCTTATATTTACTTTGACTTTTTTCATAATTAATATCCGTTAAATTCTATATTCATAATCCTAATCTTTATCCTCTCCCTTTCCTGTAAATCGGTTGTGTTGTAGAGTACGCACTCCCACCAGGTTATAAGTTGTTGCGCTGTCATGTTAAAATGGCAATTCGTCAACACCATAGATATTACTTAAATTTATCAAGCGAATGTGTAATTCGTGGGCTAAATTAACAGCCTTATCATTTTGCCAACCTCTTTTTAAACTACAATACCTATTTACAATGCAATATCGCCTTTCAAGCCAATTCATATATATGGCTCCTATTTCTTCTTTGCTAAGTCTGGCGGTAAGTTTTGAATAATTCATGGTTCAAATCTTTTTTATTGTAGCATAATCCGTATCTAGCGCGCCCATAATGAGCTTACGGCTGGTCCAGCCTGCATTTTCATAGCTATCTTCCTGTACAGCCTTATAAATAAAATCTGCTTTTTCTTCAATACACATGTTTTGAATATTTTCGTAAAATTCTTCTGATACTACTAATTCTAGACTTCTAACAGCGGTTTCCGGGTAAATTATTTTTATTTTCATATTTCTTTTAGGTTAGTCAATCCTTTAACTCCATACTGGAATTTACAATCAGTGCAGCGCGAAACTCTACACGTAATAAATTTTTTAGATTCTAATGTCGCTAATAAAATAATACCTGTTTCGCATTTTCCGCATTTAAATTTTCTCATATTTGTTTGTTTTAAAAAGGATCTAGTTCTATGGGCTCTTTTGATCTTTGTTTTTTATTGTATTGTTTTACAAATGCTTCGTATTCGGGGAAATGACGTGGATCATGGTTTGTGGCGGTTATTTTCTTTGTAACTCCGCTAAAATCATAAATCTGATTTAACATTAACCCTGTGCCTCTTTTGTTGTAATATTTGAGATGGCCTAGGCAGGGCATAAATTCAATGTTTTCCGGAGTGCTGGCCGCATCGTTTATTAAATTGGAAAAGGAAATTGTAAAATCGCAATTATCAAATATTTTACCCGATCCCCTGGCAAACGGGGCACTATCGCGCGTCCATTGTTTTGCCTCTTTGGTAGTATGGCAAATGAGTATAATATTTAATCCGGTCGCATTCGCTAAACCTTTTAATTCTTTGGTATGCTTTTCGAACCTTTCCGTTTCCGGGCCAGTTCCGCCCATCATACTTAAACCATCCACTATGAGAAAGTCAATTTGTCCGTACAGTTCTAATGCTTTGTTGTAATCTTTTAAATAATTTTCTGTTGTTCGGCCTGATACTGAAGATAAAATAAGCCGGTCATCAATATGTGTAATCGCCTTTTTTAAAACCTGTAAATATTTATCCTTGCCGGATTTTAAATTATTTCGGCAAATCTTGCTGGCCGGAATGCCGTTTTCGGGGCTAAAAGTCATATCCAACACACGGTTTACGAATTCTACTTTTCCCATTTCCATGCTGGAATACATAGCCCGGGCGTTGTGATGAATGATGTTTTGGGCTACAATATTTAGCGCGTAATAACTTTTACGTGTGCCGCCCTGCCCAATAAAACAAGCCAGTTTGCCGCTGAAATTACTTTCCTGATCCTGGTCTATTTTATCGCACAGGTAAGTAAAAGATTTGGGTTCCTGTGAATAATATTCCGCCCATTCATTTAACCAATCGTTATAAATTTCAATTTCCTTTAAGGGAACTTCTTTATAGACCTTGTTTTTTAGCGTCCGTTTGTACGCAGAATGCACGATCGTCTTTATTTCGGACTCTGGTAAGGGTTTTATACTTGAAGCGTTTATAAGCCCTATAATCTGCAAAATATGATCTTCATACAATTCGGACTTATCAAACAAGTAAGCGGCCTGATAAAATAATGCGTCATTTCGGCCTCCTTCATGCGGCGCGTAAAAAATAGCACCGGTATTAGATTTCTTTTCAGCTTTAAAATTTCCATTATAAGCATCTACATTGAAATTAACTGAATCAATTAACAATCCTTTTAATTCGGGGATAACCTGCAAAGCACTGGCCGGCACTTCAGGGCGATAAGGTTTAGCGGTTTTAGCCAGGTCTTTTATCTGGTTAATGCTGAGCGTAGTAAGTTCTTCATACGTTAATCCGATTTTATACAAGTTGCTTTTTGCGTTAAGGGAGTTAATAATCCGGAATAAACGATTATCATTATAAATCCCTAAATCCATATGGTTATAAACTTTCTTTTTATCCGGTCGCTTATATACCGCTTCTTGGATATCGCTAATCGTTACTTCAAAGCATTCGCAAAGAATTTTAGTAATCAATACCCGGATTATTTGCGGTAAATTTTTACTAGGTTCAATACCGCCGAATAAGTTTTGATGTATGCCGATATGGAAACCCTTGTTGCCGGAAAAACTAATAAATAACCATTTCGGATTGATGTTGAGCATGTTGTACAGCAACAGGCAAAAGTTTTTTGCCATTTCGTGTGATTCCTCCAAATCGTCTGAGTCAATATCGAAATACACGTACTTACAGAAAAAATTGCCTTTAAATCCGGAAACAGAATTGGCAATAGCCAAATGGTCATAGATTGAATTGTCATACCCAAACATGCCAGTATATCTTTCTTCGGCTACAGGAGTGATCTGCATTTCTGATTCTTTGATGACGTGGCCGCGATCGTTTAAGCGGGTGCAATATTCGTAATTAGCCATTCTGCAAATCTCTGTTAATCCAATTGTTTATGGTCAGGTAAACCGATTTATTTTTTATGTATTTTGTACCCCCGTTTTCTAAGGCCAGTAGCTTATCTTTGATTACCGTGGCATTAACTTTGTCGATCAGGTTTTTCAATTGTGTAGCGGTAAGCTGTTCTTCTATTTTCGGCACATATTTAAAATCCTGGTCTTTCACCCATGTTTGAAATTTATTCCATCTATCGTCAAAACCTTCGGGAATGATATAATCATTCTTTTCTTTATTTTCTTTATTTTCTTTATTAGTTTCGTTTCCTTCGCGTTTCCCTGCCGTTTCCTTCGCGTTTCCCTGCCGTTTCCCGGTTTTTGAAATAGAGTTGTAATTATCATATTTACAGATAGTTATAATGTTTTGTCCTGTTTCCTTTTTTACGATTATCATCTTTTCATTGATGAGCAGTTGAAGAAAGTTAAAAACGCGCTTTGTGCTCTTCCATTGCCATCGATCCTGTAAAAAACGCACTGATGCAGGTAATTGCCCCCGTCCCCATTTTAATATATTAAGCCCTACCAATTTGGTTTTTTCTTCCTGATCGAAAGAGGCCATTTGTAACAAATCTACCCACGCTTCAAACTTGGAAAACTCTCTTTTTTCTATCCATAAATCATGTTTAAATACACTTCGGCTTAGAGGTAAATATCCATTATCGTTCATTTTATGCCGACTATATTCCCAAATTATACTGCTTTAAATGTTCAAGAATTTGCGCTTTCTGATGCGGTGTTAAGGTCGTAATATTGCGGTAAGCCCATTGCAAATAAGCTAGTTCGTCCTTGTCCGTAAGCTCTGATAAAGCACGGCCTTTGTACTTACCAAAGTAAAAAACCATTGGTTTGCCCTGTGGTAGATGTTTAATATATATATCACAGCCATTACAATAAGCGGATATATGGTTCCCGTTTCGTACGGTTTTGTAGTCATTGACTAGCCCGCATCGTGTACAGATTACATCGGCTTCAACATTCATTAAATTTTTCATACTATTATTTTATTAATAATGAAATTTTTATTTCAACTATTTTAAAAAAAAATTAAATAACGCCAATAGCTTGCATGTTTTTAATATCCTGACTTTCCCAGCTATTGTCTTTTAATCTTTTTTGAAAAGTGTTGAATGATAATCCGGAAGCTTCGACTATAACTTTTTTCTTAAAGCCTTTGTTTAAAGCCTCATTAATTTTTTGAGAAGTAGTAAGTGCTTGTAATGTTTGCATAATTTAGTTCATGTACCTGGAAAATTAAAGCGGGAGTTGCCCCGCCCTAACCCTTATATTGCCTTAATCTGTGATAAATATATAAAGAGTTTTTAAGAAAGCAAAAGGTTATCACTCATTTTCTTTAATAAACTGATCTAGGTAATCGCGCAATTGTTTGGCATCTTCAATTTTATACACAAGCACATCATTAGGTATTTCTAATTTGGGGGCAAAAATTATCATTTTATGGTCGCCCTCAATAATTAAACAGTCAGATTTCGAATATTTACAATTCAATCTTAATGTATCCATTTCTTTAACTTTTTAATTTTTCCTGTATTGTTTTTAACGCTATATCCGCGTGTGAGAGCTTTATTAACCCCAGGTAATACATTTCCCTTACCTTAGCGGTTAAAAGCTTTCTACGGCGCTTATTCTCCTTTATTTGAAGGGCATCCATAATTGGTATTTAGTGTCTAATAAATTTATAGATTATTTTCTATCTTATAAAATGCGAACACATATTTTAGCCGATCTATAAAAGGCGGATATCTATAATCTTTACTTTCGCATATTTCCAATTGATGAGTTATAATTAAATCGTGATATTGCGTGTCTATATATTCACAAAAATCAGCTCCTGTAACTCCTTCATCGCAATCATCAAACATGTTTAGTTTTTGCGCTATAGCTAAGCACTCCATGTGATTTTTCCATACATATAAATCGCCATCATATATATTCGTCTGTGATTGATACTTACTTCCAGATTTAATAATAAAACCGCACCAGTCACAAACATGATCTTTCTTTGCTTTTGGAGCTTTTGTATTTAGAGTAATTAAGCCCATAATTTTATGTTTGAAATGATATCCATGTACCGTAATATAAATGTTTTCTAATGTGTTCTTTATCGGTGGCAAATGTGCGCGGTGTATCCGTAAAAAGATGTCTAAAGGTATAGGTATTGCCGCTAATGCCTGTGCATTGAAATACTTGCCAGGTGGAGGTAACTAGAAATTTATCACCTATTTTAACCATTGTTCATCTTTGACTGCACAATAACGGTAGCATCAGGAAGTTTAACCAAGTCGGGGTTATCTTGTTGATATTTATGGTAATCCTTGCAAACCCTAACCGCGTTGATCGCTTTTAAACGCTGCTCTTCGCCGAAATCCTTGCAGTTCAGCAAAAGGTCTATCCAGTTCAGGATTGTAGGCACCGCATATTTATCGGTTGGGCTAAGGTTGAATGGTGTTGGTTGTTTATCCATCGTTATCCGTTAATTTCACCTTATTATACCCAAACCATTTCAGTCGCCCAAAAGGCGCAAAGCTTACCTGTGCGTTCTTATTAGTGCGTGTTTCTTTGTGCTGCACAAAGGTACATACCCCCTCTTTGGTGTAGAGGGTAGTTCCGGGTTTCATTTTTTTAAATATCTCCATGGCCAGGTTTATTTAATAACTTTTATCGCCCTCGATGGATAACAGTCTTTATAATAATTTTTGACATATTTTTAATTGTCTCTGTTGCTTTTAATTAATATTATTAAGAAGTTTATTTTGTACGGGAGATTCTTTATTCTTTTGATGCTCCTTGTATTCATTTTCAGGTAGCCAGTTCTTACCCTTGGTAGCACGAATATTGAACTCCTGCCAAAGAAATTTATCTTTAAAAGTAATATGCAGGGTACCTTTTTTGTAGCACCGGAAGATGAAAAATTCCGATTCCTGCAAAGATGAATCACCTACTCTAGTACATGCTACAGCGTGTTGCAGGCTAGTCATTTTGTAGGCTTTATCTTGCCCTTTTGTTCGGTAATCGTAGTTTTCTAGTGGCTCATTAAAATCTTCGTACCGCTTGCCGGTTAAATAACACATAACCCGGTCAATGTCGCTGTATTCACTCCACCGGTAGTGAGAAGCTGAATAATGATCACTGAAATTAGAGGAAAGGAAATTAGGTAAAATTACTTTTTGGTTCACCTTCCATTTGTCGTTTGTTTTCCAGCCTTCCACGTGCAGCCGGTTTTCGTGGTAGTAGCTGGTGAATAAATCGAATAGATCCACAACCGCTTTCTCCAGAATATTACCGCTATTCTCAATGAGCATGGCCACCAATGCCTGAATATTTTCAATCGTGAAATCTAATGCTCCCTGAGTTTGCGTAAACCGGTTAAAGTTCTGCTGGACGGCATTGGTCATATACCTTTCGATTCCTACCTTTTTAATCACCTGCCGCCATACCTGCATTTTGCTGCCATCACAGAAGGAGTTATACTTTTCATTATTGGTTTGGCCTTCTACGGTTTTCAGAACATCATCAATTTTAAACAGGCCCTGAGCATAGAAATGCAGCCGGTCAGTAGCTTTTAAAAATTGGGTATAGGCTTCTTTCAAACTGGAGTATTGCAGAACCATATTGCCTACTATATCCAATGTGGTTACCTGGTCTTTAATGGTTTCTTCATTTAAATCAAAATGCTGTTCTTTGGTAACACTCTTAAATTTAAAGTCAAATCGTTTAGTAGCAGCCACTTTGGTAAGTCTTACCAAAGCCACATTTACGCCCGTCCTGCGCTCCGCATTAGCAAAAACATCACCTAATAGCTCGTAACTGCCAAAGTCGTTTATAAGCTTTAAAATCAGTTTCCTTTTTTCACTGAAGGGGTTCAGAATGGTTTCGGCATTAAGTAAAAAAATAATTTCCCCTTCTTCTAATATTTCCCAGGCTTTTAAAAGATGCTGGTCACCGTTGCTAAAGGGTGGGTTGCCAATGATCAGGTCAAAGAAATAATCACCTTTATAACTCAGAAAATCATCATTTATAACTTTGTAGCTTTTCTCCTGTAGGATATATTGCAGTTCCTGGTTAATCTCACATGCATACAATTTGGATTTTCTTACTCCGGATTTAGTTATAAAGTCCAGTATATCACCTTTGCCGGCACTGGGCTCCAAAATTGTTTTGCTAGCCAGCCTGTACCCGTATTTAGATTCGTACGGCGCCAACATTTGCCGGATTACTTCTTTTGGCGTTGGGAAAAATTCGGTATTAAACATACTTTAGGCTTTTTTAACTTTTTTCTTTTTAACCGGAACCAGTACCGGTGTAACTCCAAATAAACCCTGCTGATTATAAAACTCTTCGCGTTTTTGCTTCCAGTTTGCTTCGATGGTTGCAATATCTTCGGGCTTTAAAAATACTTTTATTGCTGCATTTTTACCGATCCAAGCCTGATTTTCAATACATTTTTTATCGTTAAGCAGTTTAAATTTAGATTCGTAGCGCTTAAAATAATAATTGTGTATGTCTAAAGCCTTTTCTGCTAATTTCAGGCTTGACCTGGCGTTATCTAAATCTTTAATAGCCACGCGCATTTTACGTGTGTATTTTTTGCCATTCATCAATACGAATGTTTTAAAAAGACCAGCCGCATAAACTAATGGTAAGCCTATTAAAAAGGCGAATTCCTGAATATTTATTTCAACATCTTTCATACTTTATTCCTTTTTTAGTTAAGATTTCTTCCAAAGTTTTAATATTCTCCTCAACCTCTGCCAACTCCTTATCCAGGATAGACAGGTAAGATTTGGCGTACTCACTCCGATTCAGGAATAAGTTATGATCGTTAGCGGTTCGCATTAGTTTAGCTAAGTAAGAGCGCTTGAAGCCCAAAAGTGTTTCCGGGCTAATTTGTTCAGTTGTTGGCATTTTGTATGTCTTCTTTCACTGTTTGTATAAATAATTTAACAAGGCCAGTAACTGGTTTTTTGCAATGTTTGGGAATGCCTTTTTTCATTAAATAATGAGCATTAGTATCAAATTTATCAAAAACGTATTCAGGATTTAATCCTGATAAGAATTTCTTAAAATCCGTTCCGAACGCCCGCCATGAATAACAATAATATCCATAGTCAGAATTTAAAAAAGGTCACCGGTAGTGTTGAAGCAAAATGTACCAAAGGTGCTTTCAGGATCATTGATGTAAAATGTTTCTGCTGTGTCTTTTT